TTTTGGTGGTGGGGCCTGGTTTGAGTGGTCCCCAGGTCCAGCCTTGTGTGTTGTTGAGGGTTTGTTGACGGTTTTGGGGGAGTTTGCCGTTTTTGTTGCGTTGGCGCATGTAGCCGACCCAAGCCCCGAGTGTGATTTGTTGGCCGTCGAGTTTTTCGGTGTGGGTTGCGGGGACGAGTGCGTTGCCTTCGCGTTGGATGTATTGTTGTAGTGCTTGGTGGTATTGGTTGAATCTGGTGTTGTTGTCCATGTTTAGTATGTTAGTTGACGTTTTTGGTTGGTGTGGGGTGTGTTGTAAAGTTTTTTTGTGGTTTTAATGTTTTTTTGTGTTTGTGCTTTGTTTGACGGTGGTGGAAAGGGTTGTTATGGGTGAGGATTTTGGGGATTTGTTTGATTTTTTGGGTGGTTTGGATGGTTTTTTGCCTGGGGCGTTGTTTGAGTGTGTGAATGATGTGTCTTTTGAGTTAGGGGAGTCCCGGGGTGAGTCGGATGTTTTGTTTTTGGGTTCGGATGGTCGGCGTTTGGTGAAGTGTTTGCATGTTCCTCGGTCTGGTTTGGGTGGTGATGGGCCGGTTTTGTTTCCGGGGGTGTCGAATTTTATTATCGTAGCCGCCTATTCGGATGAATTTATCCAGGATCGGGTTCAGGAATTGATCGAAGAGTTCGACTCCGAAGAGGAACGCGAAGAGGAATGGGAAAAGTTCATGTCGACACTGGCGAAAGATATCGCGTACATTTACGATCAGAACCCGCCAGAGAACCTGGTCGACCAACTCGGAGATTTATGAACTGGAACACTGCCGCAGCCGAAGTCACCGAAAGAATCTTTAACGGTGATCAACCATCCGGCACCCTGGAAGGCCTCAGGTTCCTTCTGGATCACTTTGTCGACTCGAACACCTCAGAACGTTTAGAAGGCTGCCAGAGCGAAGAATTCGTTGCTTTAGGGAAGATTGCGTTGCAGTTAGGCCGGCGCCACGGCTATTTCGAAGGTCCGAGTGCTGCCCAGCACGTTTTAGACACGGTGATCCGCAAACAGTGCGACTACGGGCATCACAATATTGCTCGATTCGGTCGTTTGGGTCTCCTGGTGCGTATGCATGACAAGATTGCACGTCTCGAAAACTTGATGTCTTCGGGCCGGACCCCCAATCATGAATCAATCGAGGACAATATCCTAGACGTTGTTGGGTATTCAATTGTTGGTGCGATGTGGGAAGAGGGTTCTTTTTTGTTTGATGTTGTGCCCTTACACGCGCTACAAGTGACGGTGGTGGAAAGCGGCCCTCACCACGAAAAGGAATGGGTGTTCTGATCCACTAGGGGTCAAAAATATATAAACACGTTCCTCTGTTTAGATAAATCTATCCAATATGTAAGGGGAGCACACCACCCCCAAAAAAAAAATTGCTTTTTTAGCCGTCCAGCACACCTGGTAAAAGAAACTACTTTTCGGAAAACCCCCGCCCGGGTGGGGAGCCTCAGGAGGCATCACCTGCATCCACCCCCTGAGGCATCAACCCTAGTGGCCATCGAAGGAAAGGGGAACTTCTCCGGCTAAAAATCAACCTAGCACAACCACAAAACACGTGCATGTAAACAAATCTTTCAAATATTTAAAGAAATATCCCATCGGTGCTTGCACGCGCGCCACAACGCGTGATACGTTGCCCGACAACAACTACGGTCGACCGGTCGGAACTGTGATAACACTTGCGTCACCTGCGCAAAGTGCTATTAGTGGTGCACTTGAGACGGAGAGACCTTTTCTAAAGGTTCCCCCGGACCCCCTCCAAAGGGGTTTTCTTCTCTTACTAGTTTTCAACTATTGAGAAACTAAAGTCATTGCTTGTAATGATTCTTTATTAACTCACAAATAAAACACCTTTTGAGAGAAGAATCTATACGCGTACCGATCGGTCAAGCAAAGTAAAGAAAGGAAGACACTTTGAACGTTAATATATTAAATACTATGGAAAACGAATTTTTTGAATTTCAAAAACCAGAGAAGAAGAAGAAGAAAGTTCGCGGACCTTCAAAAGCAACGGTAGAACAGACAGTCAAAGGTTCTACGGTGGCGGAAAGCGCCATTCAAGAAATCTACGACTACTGGTGTCATGTGATGCGACCGAATCGGAAGAACCCTGCGCGTCTGGATGTTAAGGGTCGTGATCGTGTTGCGGCTGCGATTAGTGATTTTGGTATGGAGGTGTGCCGGCGTGCGATTGATGGTTGTTCGAAGTCGGATTTTCATATGGGGCGGAATAAGCGTGGGCGTCGGTATGACAGTTTGGATTTGATTTTTCGTTCGCATGATAATGTTGAGCGGTTTTTGGGGTATTTGGTGGATGGTGATGAGCCGTGGTGAGGGTTCGTGATGTGTCGAAGGAGTTTGAGCAGTTTGTGTCGGTTTGTTTTGCGATGTTTAATCGTGAGTTGTTTGAGGGTGATCGGCGTAATGTTGTTCGTGCTTGGTTTGATGTGTTGGGGGATGTGGATGTTGAGTTGTTGCGTGTGAAGTTTGTTGAGTTGGCGACGGTGTCTAAGGTGATGCCGACTCCTGGGTTGTTGCGTAGGCATGTGTTTGCTGATCGTATTAGTGATGTTGTTTCTCCTGCTGTTGCGTGGGGTCAGTTGCAGGGGTTGCGGGTTGCTTTGAATTCTGGTGTGGAGCGTCCGGTGCTTGCTGTGACGGTGGTGGAAACGATTCAGAAGTTGGGAGATGTTGTGTTTGGTTTGACGACTAATGGTGATCGGGAGTATTTTTTGGAGGTGTATCGTGATGTTTGTGAGGCGCGATTGGTTGAGTTGTTGAGGGTGGGTGTATGAAGCGGTTGACGGGTAGGCCTCCGGTTGTTCCGGTTGGGGATCGTGCGTCTTTGTCGTTGAAGGTGTCTGCTGATTTTAAGAGGTTGGTGTTGGCGCAGGCTGAGGGGTATGGGTTGAGTATTAGGGAGTATGTGGAGTTGTTGGTGTTGAGAGACGTAGGAAAATGAAGTGGGTGCAGGCTTACAGATCATTGACTTTAAATGCCACAAGGACTCTCCTTCTGTTGCGGAGTTAATGCATGATATTAAAACGCCGACGTTGCTTGAGTACGGTACGAAGTTTTGGGATTCAGATAATCTTCGTCTAATTGATTCTTCGTTAATTAGATTTTGCGAGGCATGGGGTAAACCTTATGGTTTTATTCAGGAACAGGATGGCGCTATTGTTCAGAATCTTTTTCCAATAAAGAAAAATGAAAGTGAACAAATTTCTTCTTCATCTTTGGCTACTTTGGAGATGCATACTGAGACTGCTTTTCATCCTTGGCGTCCACAGTATGTAATTCTTCTTTGTGTTCGTGGAGATGAGCGTGCTGAAACAACTTATGCAATTCTTGATGATATTTTATATGGCATGGATCAAGAAACTATTGATATTTTGCATCAACCGATGTTTACAACAACATTAGATAAGAGTTTTCAAAATTCGAATCAGAAAGACTCTTTAATTAAAACTGCAGTATTTTTTAATAATGGCACGTCGATGGCTTATGATCGCGTTTTGATGAATGGACTCAACAAGGACGCGAATCACGCTTTGGAAGTTCTTTCTTCTGCCATAGAAAGTTGCAAGCAGGCTTTTGTATTATCTACTGGTAATATTGCCATTATTGAAAATTGGAAAGTTGTTCACGGGAGAACACCATTCGTTCCTAATTATGATGGCAATGATAGATGGTTGAAAAGAGTGATGGTTAGACGTTCCATGCCTCATCAGCACGATATTTATAAGATTGCCGACAAAGAACATTATATTGTTAAGACAACTTTTTAGTTTTTTACTAGAAATCCGTTTGGATTTTCTATGAAGTTCTCACCAAACATATCGCAAGCATAGGTATTTATAGAATAACTATCACCTATGTGGTTTAAAATTCCGTCATGTGTATCTTTATTCAAAGTATGACAACAGATGAAATGATCTCCCTTTTTTAAATATGGGTCAATCGCTTCCAATAACTCAATTGTGTTAATTCCAACATCGTCAATAACAAATTTTGGTCCATCAAGATTTGCGATCATTTCGTGATTAACTGTTAAATAATTTTTGATGTCAAAAATATCAAGTTGAACTAACTCAACATCACTAATTGGTTCCTGAATAACATTTCTCAAAAAATCGATGTCGTACGAAATGATCTTCATGTCATGATTAATATTTTTAGCAGTATCGCTCATGTACTCAGATAGGCCACCATCAAAAGTACCGAATTCCATTACATATGAAGGCCGTTCGTGGTCAATGAGCATGCGCATTGCATTCAAAAACATTGGGTCATGCATTATTTGTCTATTTTTATATCTGTTACTACTTACGCGCCCATAGTTCATTAACACCGCAATATCAGAATCTGTGTAAACGCCAGAAAACTTGCGTTCACTAGATGATTTTAGGTGCTTTTCTAACATCTTTCAATTATACTTGAACTCATATTGCCATCACGTTACGAAACGGAATTTATATATGACCATTATCACTCTTGAACCCTGGGAATACGTGCATGCGTGCAATGTTGGCATAGCAAGGTTTGCTGCAAATTGGGGAAAACAAGATGCTCCACATTATAAAAAAGAATTAATGGAAGACGATAGAACGGCAACAGTCGCATCTGCTATTTGTGAACTCGCCGTAGCCAAAGCAACTAATCGTTTTTGGAGTGGGCATGTATGGTCAAAAGAAGAACATAATAAATATCGAAATGTTCCCGATGTCGGCAGAAACATTGAAGTACGACGTGTACGCAAAGGAAACACTGTCGCAGTGCGGAAACATCAATTAGGAAAAGGTTTAGTTCTTTTTGCTGCCCAACCCGAAGTACCAGAATTTATTAATGTTGATATCTGGGGATGGTTAGATTACGACAAAGCATGGGAATTGGCAGAACCAGCACATTATGCTCCAGAAACAACTCGCCTACTCAATAAAGAACATTTAAAAATAGATTTGCCATAAAAGAAAAATTGTTTAGATATTTATATTATGATGAGCGATATGAGTAAACCAATTTTTGTTGCATCTATTGCCAAGAATGAAGAAAAGTATGTTAAAACTTGGGTAGAAAGTGCCAAGGGTGCAGATGGCATATTCCTTCTCGATACTGGCTCAACGGATAACACTGTTTCAATAGCCAAAGAATGTGGCATTAGCGTATTTGAACAAACGTTCAATCCATGGCATTTTGCTAACGCACGAAATCATTTACTTGATTTACTACCAGATGTTGATGCATGGATAATCAACCTAGATTTAGATGAACAATTACTAGGTGACTGGACTACCGCATTAAAAAATGCACCAGATTGGGCAACACGAGTACGTTACTCATATACCTGGAATTGGCTAGAAGACGGAAGCCCGGGCCTGGTTTATCATGGAGACAAAATAGTTAGACGCCAAATGTTCAGATGGAAAGGCGCATGTCACGAAGTCAACGTACAAACAAGTGGGGAAGAACGCCACCACTTCACTAACGAATTTCAAATACATCATTTCCCAGACCAAACTAAATCACGAAGTTCCTACCTCCCCCTATTACTGCAAGACATAGAAGACGATCCAGAAAATGGTCGGCAAACCTACTACACAGCACGAGAACTGTTTTTTAACAACAGATACGAAGAAGCAACAAAACTATTTGAACGCCATCTAGTAATGAAGGATTCCAACTGGAATGCAGAACGTGCTTATTCAATGCGATTCCTCGCAATAATGCATCCACATAAAGCAGAATTTTGGCTTCTGCGAGCATGTGCCGAATATCCAGAAGGTCGGGAACCATGGCTTGACCTAGCACAACATTGTTTTGATACTTCCAAATGGGAAGGATGTTACTGGGCCGCCAAACGTACCCTAGCGATTACTGAACGAGGGTCGTTATATCTTAATGAAGCAAAATCATGGGGATATTTGCCGCATGACCTTGCAGCGATCAGCGCTTATCGTCTAGGCCTATACGATGAAGCAATCAAGCATGGTTTAGAAGCGCTGAGTTTTCATCCCGAAGATGAACGTCTTCTAGATAATCAATACTGGTATGAGAGCGCAAAAACTTGCGTCAATGTTGTTATACCAACAAAAAGTAATTTTGAAGGACTTATTGCTTTATTGCAAGATTTATGCATCGATAAAAAAGTTGGCAAAATATGCGTAGTTGCCGATGGACCTCACGTATTTGACAATCTTCTAGAATTGCCATACGACTTAGAAATCAATGAATCTATTCAATTTTTTACTGCCGAAGAAGGCAAAGGAATCCAGTATTTATGGAATTTAGGTATGAATACTGTTGGTAGAAAAAACCATATAGCATTCTTGAACGACGATGTGCGGCTAGATGTCTCATGTATTAGTTCACTTTGTGAAACCTTAGACAGAAACAAAAACATTGGTCTAGTTTGCCCCAACTATACAGAAATTGAAATGACTGAAGATAAGCAAGTTTTTGATACTTGTCGTTCACGATATGACGGCACTGGTGGCATGGCTGGTTTCGCTATGGTTCTACGTTCAGAACTCGTCAAAGCATGGTCGTTCGATGAAGGGTACAAGTGGTGGTACGGCGACGACGATTTAGTTAATTGGGTAAATCATAATACGCCATACAAAACTGTTATTTCACACAAAACACACTGCGTCCATGCAGATAGCATGACCATAAAGACAAATCCACCAGAAGACTTTGAAAATATTGTTGAAGAAGACAAAAAACGTTTCATTATGAAATGGGGAGAGAACAATGCACGCTGAAGTATTTGACTGGGTAGAAAGTTCATTCAAAAAATGGAAAGAAGTTCACCCGAACGATAACTATAGAGTTATTGAAATTGGTAGCCTAAACATTAACGGCACTATTAGAACAATTTTCAATGATGCCGAAAACTACTGTGGCGTTGATATACAAACAGGCCCTGGCGTTGACCTAATAGCGGATTCCGCATATTGGCTAGCCCCAGAACCAGTAGACATAATTGTTTGCTGCGAAGTTTTCGAACATGCTCAAGAGTGGCGAAGAATCGTAGAAATGACTTACAAAAACTTGAAACCAGGCGGAATCTTCATTGGCACTGCTGCCGGTGAAGGCAGATTCCCTCATTCCGCAATTGATGAAAACCCAATTCGTGATTGGGAATACTATGCAAATATTGGTGCTCGCGATATGCGATGGACCTTAGAGCGCAACAATTTCAAAAATGTGCTAGTGAATACAGTCAATAATGATGTTCGTTGGAGTGCACACAAATAGTTATTTCAAAAGATATAGCAATGTCAATAAAGGAGTAATAAAAATGCCCGAACTAAACGCAAACATACCTGCAATCGAATGTTATGTACGAGGTAACTATCTTCGTAACCAGGTTGACTCACACGACCAATATTTTCCTTGCATGATTTTTGGCGTGGCCTCAATGCAGGGTCGGTCACCGTTATTTCATTTCTTGATGGAAGATGGTGCTGTTTGGTGGAGAATGCCCATTTCAGCGTTTTGTGCCGAACCAGGTGTACCCGAAGTAGATATTCATGATTTAGTTCTGTGGAACTCTTTTAGTTCACAAATCTCTGTTACAGAGTTTGAAGCAATGCGCCATATGCGAATGACCTATGTTGCTCGGTCAGGCGAATTTGTTAACGGCAAATACCTATTCACTCTTGACTGGCACTCCCCTGATGCCAACCAAATCAACGCAGGTTTCAGCGAAAACCCCGGTCAACACAAATGCGGCCATGTAATCCTCAGGAACGACGGCAACTTCGCTATCCAACCCAACAACAGGGTAAGACTGTTTGACCCGTCGTTCACCACCAAAGACGGAACACTCATCGAAAGACTCATTAACACTCGCCTGTGGGATGTGGAGGACGCTGATAAATGGCGCACCTCAGACGATGATAGGTATGAGTATGGTATTGACATAATTGATACGGAATAAGTTGAAGTAACTCAAAACACCATAGAGGGAAACATGGAACTTACAGAAGAACAATCAAAAAAGTTTTGGGCAAAAGTAAATAAAGAAGCGGATAACGGATGCTGGGAATGGACGGCGGCAACAAGCAGTAAGGGATATGGGCAGTTTGCTCTAAATAAAATTGCCAAATCAACGCACCGAATTAGTTACATAATCCACAAGGGTGAAATACCAGACGGACTTATGATTTGTCACACATGCAACAACCCTCCCTGTATAAACCCAAATCACCTTTACGCCGGAACAAGCAGTGACAATATGAAGCAATCCGTTCGTGAAATGCGTCATTTTGAACAGTCAAAAACACATTGTAAAAATGGGCATGAGTTTAATCAAGAAAATACATTTCTTCGGGATCGAAAAGGCCGCGGGATTACTCGTGTTTGTAGGTCTTGCAAACGTGATGCTGAAAGAAAACGTAGAATTTTTACAAAAATTAAAATTCACACAACAGAAAGTTTCCACACGGACACTAAAGAAATCAAATGAAACTTACAGATGAACAACTAAAAAGATTTTGGGCAAAAGTAGATAAAAAAACAGAAAGTGAATGCTGGGAATGGATTGCTGGAAAAAATTCTCGTGGATACGGTAATTTTAAATTAAATGGGAAGACAGTCACGGCATCTCGTATCTCATGGTCATTACTTAATGGGGAAATATTCAGTGATATTTTTGTTTGCCATTCATGCGATAATCCATCATGTGTAAATCCAAGTCATTTATTTGTTTCTGATAATCAAGGAAATGTCGATGACATGATTGGGAAAAAAAGACATCGAAATCAAGTAAAAACACATTGTGGAACATGTTCACGCGAATACTCCATTGAAAATACTTATCATAGGAGCAGTGGACATAGGGTGTGCAAATATTGTTCTAATAAAGCAAGCAATGAGTATCATAAAAACAATAGAAATAAAATTAATATACGCAGAAGAAATAAATATAAAACGACCAATGACTAATGCTCTATAGAAAAATTTTATTAACCAATATTTTATGACGTAATGGGGTGGCATCCACGCCAGATGAATGGGTCTTTGATTATGATTTCAGAATTTTCAAGTGAGTTCGTCATGAGGTTTGCGTCACTATTATGAAACAAACATTTCTCTGCATCAATCATTGCATCAATTAGAGTGTTGATTTGAATGTTGATTCCGCTATTTTGTTGTTCTTGTTCGTAAGCAAGGATGTCGTGGGTGTCTCTGTTAGTCATGATATTTCTTTCTCATTGGGGGTGTGTAGCGTTTGTTTGAATTTGGTCGTTTGCGGTAGGGGTTTTTCCCTGGGGGTGGGGTGTAGTTTCCGAAATATCTAGAGATGTCTCCGCCTGTGCGGTAGTGCCAGTCAATAAGGGATGTTATTGAGTTATTCATTTCGCGAAATGCTTCTATCATTGGGTCTCTGTACGTTATTGGGTCTCTGGAGTCTTGATGCACGTAGCAGAAGTAAGTGGCTCCCATTGCATTTCCTTTGCATTGGTTCCCGTCTTTTCTTTTTGATTGGCATATGAGGCGTTTCATGGACCCGTTGTTCCTTGTTGAGTAAAGCCTTTCTCAGTTGAGAACAAATCTGTAAAGGGACCTGCTGGTCCGTTGGCGCCCTTTGCAAATAGGGACAAGTCCGTAAAGGGACCTGAAGGACCTTGCTTAGTGTCGGGCGTTTCTGTAAATTGTCCTGCGTTTGGATAGCCTGCTGGAATACGTGACCCGCGCGAGTCGCGATCACGGGTCACGAATGTTGGATTACTAAAGTGTTCGGAAAGTATCCGACGGACAACCTCACCTCTTGTGATGTCATGCACCAATGCCGCATTGTCGAGGTGGGAGCGTAATGTAGTATTAATACGAACGCAAAGCGTGGGGTACTTCTTTTTTGATTTGCTTACTGTGGTGTCGGTCATGGTGATTAACCTACCCGCTGATTGCCCAGTTGTCAACCTATTAAAAGATAATTCAACCGAAACTTAGGGTTCTATAAAAATGCATTCCCCAGGACAATCCTCGGCAGCCTCAACAACATCATCTATTCTGTCGTCTGAGAAAGAAGCCAGGCCAGCGGAACCCTCTAAATTGCCCGCTGCTGCCGCATAAATCTTTCCGCTCTCTTGCACATAGGCAAGACCATCCGACATCATTACGAATACATCTGGGGCTATCTCCGCGCATAAACCGTCCCCGGTACATAAATCTTGGTCAATCCAAACTTTCATTTACAGGCTCCGTATTCTGCATTACGCATTAAACGCTTTAGTAAATCCTTCAGGACAAGTTTTTTTGCATATCAAATCTGCGATAACAGGTGCAACTGCTGCTCCGATTGCAATACCAACACCCGCTGGCGTTGCCCATAATGCTGCTGAATCTAAACTTTTGGCTAAACAGTTTGAGATTATGTTTTTTAATAGCGTGTGGTCAATACTCTCACTAACGAATGGTATTAGTAAAAATCCTTCCGTTATGATTTCGCTCATTGCCGCTACTGCCACTGCCTTGGTTGCCATATCTGCAACATAAAGAAGCGGCTGTGCCATAATTGATAGAGTGGTTGATGTTGCTGCACCTGCGGGTTGTGCTGGCGTAAAATAGGCAATAACCCCAGCCGAGATTGCTGCAGTCACTGCTATGTTGCAACCGTTTTCATCCACCCAATGGTAGGCATCGATTACGCCATCTTTTACTATTTCATAGCCTGATTCTATTTTATTTCCTAAATCAATGAGTACTGGTAGTACTTCGTCTCCCACCTCCATGGCAATCATGTCTTCAAACGTGTGGTTCTCTTCAGGATGAGCGTGGATGTACTTTCTGGCGTTTTCGGTAAGTGCGTGATAACCGCAGTCCGAACCTGGCCATTCACCACCCCAACCGTAAGACCTCACTTCATAGGGGTCACAGTCTGAGCAATGAAAAACAACTCCAATACCTTTTTGTGCTGCCATTTTATTTTCCTTCAGTAAGTAAGTTTTGTTTAACTCAAACTTTTATTTGGTTTTGAATTCAGTCCATGTCTTGTCGCCAACACCGAAGTATTCGCGTGCATATCCTGCGCCAACGATGTCTTTGTTGAGGCATGCGGTTGTTGGTGATTCGATGTCGCCCGATGAGTAGAGTTCGGCAAGTACACGACCGTACTTTTCGTTCTTATCAACGATGGTTTTGATGAAAACCGTCTCGTGGTTGTGTAGCCAATCTTTTGTGAATTCTTTGGCTTTGAGACCCATTTGTTTTTCGGCTGCGTCCTTAGTGCGTGATTCGGGTGTGTTGATTCCATAGAGACGAACACGAATCTTATGATGAACACTAAAACCAAGGTCGACCATTAGGTCAACGGTGTCACCATCTACGACTCCTAGAACTTTTCCTGTGTACCAGTATGGATTGATCATGTTATCTATTAGGCTTTGGTCGTATGGATGGTGCTTTTGGTCTTCCTGGGTTCCCTGGACCACGAATAGGGCGGGTAAGATTACTATTTATGTCTCGTCCTTCTGCAGCACTCGCTCGCTCACGACTATCCATTGTTCCACTGGTTGTGTTGTATGCCTTACGCGGTTTATTGATGCGGTTTGCTTCATTGTTAGAAAGTCTTTTCCCAGCCGCATTTGACGCTGATATTGAATTGAACTTACCTAGATGTTGTCCAGTTCTTTTATAGTGATCCCGAGCACTTTGTTCACCCTTGGGGCCGCTCCAATTTTCTCCACGAGGACCAATTGTTGGAATGAGGACTTCTTTTCCGTTGTCAGTAATTCCCATGCTTCGAACAGTGCCATAATCTCCACCTGGGAGTTTTACGGCACGGCGCTTTGATACATCGATGTTGCCAGGTTCGATCATTCCATCATTAGAATTGCGAGGTCTCTTTAACTGCTTCATAGATAATTCAAATTGTTCAAAAGATTTCTGACCTTTGGATTCTTCTTTGCTGTTTCTATATCGATCTAGGAGTCGACGTCCTTTTGCTGCAAGTTTTGCTGCGTCTTCCAAGTTTCGTGGTACGGGTTCGCCCCACGCTCGCGCTGATAACGCGAGACGAGTCGGTCTTCCTTTCGGATCAACCATTGGTCCACGCGGATTCGTAAAGAACCTAACCAAGAAAGAACCTTTGCGACGCATTTTGGTTGGCGTATCTGCCGCACCTTTAACACCGGGTTTAAGATTCGCACCTTCTGTCTCCTTGAAATGTTTACGACCAGCAGCGGTTAACCCGCCGTCGGGGTCACGTAATGGTTGTTGTGCGGATTTCATGAATCCTTGATCGTTTGTTTCGTTTGCTCGGTATGTCGGCATGGGTGCAGGTCTACGATTTTGATTGGGCGCGGGCCTTCTGAATCCTGGATCGTTTGTTTGTCTGCCTCGGTTTACTGGCATGGGGGCTGGTCTGCGTCTTGGATTGATTGGCAGTGTTTGATTCGGCATCGGCGCAGGTCCAGGAGGTGGATTTGAACCACTACCCGGCTTCGCTGGACCCAAACCATACGACGAACGATAAGCAGCAACCTGGCTAGGTGTAGTTAGTTTGTCGTATCCCTGACCCTTACCGGTACGACGAAACTCATCAGAAACTGCTCTACGTTCACGAGTATCTGCCGAACCAGAAAAAGCAGCCTTCTCCTCTTCATCAGAAGAATCTTCTTCATCGTCTTCAGACCCGTCGTCATACAACTCTTCAGTTGGCATAACAACCATTTTCCCATCTTCGTCGATGATGTAATCGTCAGGAAGATCGTCGTATTCTGCGATACGAAGTTTTTTTACTTCCCAATTATGAAGATAGTTATCAGACATATCGTCTAGGATTAGGTGTTCCAGGACGGGGAGCGTTGGTCGTACGTCCAGGATTACCAGGTCCACGAATTGGTCTTGGTGGTTTTGGTGCCCCTGTGTTCCCTGGACCACGAATTGGCCGTGGTTTACTGGCGCTTCTATTACCACCATAAGTCTGAGCCGTCCCCATTGCGGAACTATAACCTGCAACGTATTTACTCAGACCTGCTTTGCGTTTTGCAGATTCTGCATCACGCTGGGGGCCCTTAGCGACATCCGTAGCATTAAGGTGATCACCAAACTGTCGGAATCTTTCACGTCCTGCTGCTTGTTCGTAACTTCCAGGATTTGCTGCCTTATCATCGGTGTCTGGAGGAATCGCCATCTCATCTTCGTCATCCCAATACATTTCTTCATCAGAACCCTTGCCGGTCCATCTGTCCCATCTAGAACTAAGACTTTCACCATAGAAGCCGCCGCCGCCACCGCCAGATGATGCTGGTTTTGCACCAGGTCGAGGACCGCGAGGACCACCAGCACCAGGCGAAACATTCCCCGGGCGCGTTCTATTCGGGGTATTCCTCATAGCGGGTCTAGGCTTGGATGGTGCACCACGCTTCGGTCCTTCGCTACCAAAATTTTGAAGTGCTGCTGATCGACGCACTGCTCCACGTGATGCCATAGTATCAGCGGAGCCAAATGAACTACCGCCGACATTGCGGCCACTGAAGTAGTTGCCTGCTGCACGCAAACCAGCAGCCTGCTCATCAGTCATGCCCTTGAAATCAATGTACTCGTCGTACTCGTCGTACTCGTCATAGCCTTGATCGTAAGACTTCTGGTACAAGTACTCGTCGTACTCATCATACTCGTAGCCTTCATCATACGACTTGCCTGCGAATGATCGAATATTAGGATTAACACTTTGGCGAGGGCCGCCAGCACCAGGCGAACCACTCCACGTCTTCGGCTTACCAAACTTACCCAGTGAACCTTGTGAGGGCTTATCTTGACGAGGGACAGCCTGATTGAATGCCATTGGCTTTTGTTGCTGAGGGCGATCAACAGAAGACGGCCCACGCTTAGGTCCTTCGCTACCAGCAATATCATATGCCGCCTGACGAATACTAGCACCACGACGACCCACAGCAGCACTACGACCCTTAGACTGACCAAGGTCATTGCCACGCAAGTAATCACCAAAAGAAGTAGGTGCGGCCTTCCCTGGTCCACGAACAGGTCGCGGTGCGGGTCTGCCAGGATTGCCTGCTCCGCGATTCGGACGAATTGTGCCATTCCTATTATCACCCATAGGGGCACCCGATGCTGAACCAGCCGCCCCAATAGCGGTATTGCCAAAACTTCTTATTCTTTCTTTACCTTTCTGCGGGTCGCCAAAATATCTTCCCGCAGCAGCAAGACCTGCACGATCTTTAGCAACAGAAGCACCAGCACGAGCATCAGCAGAAGGCCCAGAAGCCTTGTATGGCTTAGGTGAAGAACCTTGAATCGGCAACTTCTTCATATCGAAGTCGTAATCGTACTCATAATATGCTTCTTCATCCCACGCCGACTTCTGTGGAATACCACCAGAAATTAGTTGAGCGTTATTATCGCTACCCCAATCCTTCGGTTTATCTTTAGGTTTGTAGTTTTGTGAGGGTAGTGGGGCCGGTTGAATATTCGGTTTTTTCGCCGGTCCGGGATTTCCAGGACCACGTTCAGGACGAACACGAGGGCGCGGACTTGGGTTCGTCCAAGACCTATTTCTCATAAGATCAGTCATTCTGCTATTAGCAACGTTTCTTCGTCCAGAATCACCGATATCCATATTGCCAACAGAGGTCGGATGAACATTATTGCCACTTGGCGATTGACCACTAGCCCAATTCATAAACTGACGACCTCGTTGACGTTCGTCAGCAGCACGAGGACTACCAGGATTATTAGCAGCACCACCACCGCCACCCATAGGCCTCATCATTGCTTTATCATCTTCATCGTCGCCTACATACTCTTCATCATAAAGCATGTCCTCTTCAGGCTCATCTTCTTCCTCAGCCTTATATCTACCCCTACCCATGCCACCAGGACCAGGCCCAGGTAGTGGCGGTCGGGGGCGAAGCCTTTTTTCAAACTTGGGTTTTCTAAGTCTAAGGCCCTCAATGTCAGGGCGAACTGGAACCATCAAGCCCGCCTTTTCTTCAATAGCCAAAAGTTCCAAATAAGTATCCTCTAAAGACTTCTCTTCAATAGCCAAGAGTTCCGAATACATATCTTCAAGAGATTTCTCTTCCATATTATTTTCCTTCTCTTCAGTAATAGGACCACCAACGATCCAAGTATCACAAGTACGAGATGAGGCACACTTAAAATCGAAAGCCTCACAATAACCAAGATCACCAGCATTAATAACATCCCAAGCAGAATTGCCTGACTCGTTGCCTAAACCTTTATCAATACAATCAAGCATTCTCTTTGTTTGAATAAAAGCAGCACAGTTACCGCACTTTTGATCACGTGCATCATCAGCAGTAACATTCCAACGCTCTGCCTTAGCATCCCAAAATTCGTTATTTGGTTTCGTTGGATTAAGCGGACCATAACCAGCAGTATCAATTGCCTTCTGACGGTTCTTTAGATTGACAGAAATATCGCTAGTAGCAATAGGACAAGAATCATCAACCTTAACGTTGATATCATCCCAATGAAAATTGCTCATGAAGCACCTTAATCCTGATCAAATCTAGTTTTAAAAATTTGTTGTTTTTTCTTTTTCTTCGGTTGTGCTTCATTGAAAATGATGTCTTCAATGTCATCTGCAGAACCTTTAAAATTTTTAGTGATGCGTTCAATGTCTTCCCAATTGAAGTCATCTTCATCATCAAAATGATTTTGCTTTCCCATAACACTTCTTATTATCTCACAAGTTTTGTAGTTATAAATGAGAAACCCCCCAGAGGATTCGCATCCAACCGGGGGGTTTCACACTAATTATTTTGTTTGCTTATCAGGCAGGCTTGGCGTCGAAGTTAACCTTGACGAATGCTTCCGGACGCTTAACAGCAAGAGCCAAACGCTGTTCGGCCAACACCACAATGGCGTTACGGACGAAGAAGTCGCTGTGCTGTTCGCTGATACGGATACTGGCCTGCTCACGGTCGTACAACTGTGCGCCGGTACCGAATGCACCGACAAGTGCGGTACCTTCGGCGATGGCTGGAGTTTCGACAATCGGGATACGCCACAACTTGGGCTCGCCACCCATAGCGACCGAAACCGCTACGAGGTACTGACCTTGTGAATCCTTGGTCAATTCGATGTCTTCCCAGTCGTTCGGGTGCATAACGATGCCGGTTGGCTCGTAGTAGGCGAGGAACGACAAGGTTGCGGCACGACGAATCGCGTCAGCCTTGGTGTCGACTACGGGGAGGGTGGCACCTGATGACCAGTCGTATTCCTGAATGCCGGTAGTAGTCAAAACACCCTGAAGGTTTTCACCAGTACCGTCACCAGCAAGAATCTGTGCATCTTCCTGCAAACGAAGACCGTACATCAATTCGTTGTCGATGATCGAACGCAATTGCGGTTCGTCAGCAAGAACGTTGCGGTGTGCGGCTTCCCAGTGAGCGATGGTGCGGACCGGAGCCTGCTCGCCTACGAAGGTGAATGACGACTGCGGCTTGACACCGAAGTTGGTGTTGTCGTTGTTGCGCTGTGCAACTGCAGCAGCGTTATTGGCGAAACCAGTCATACGGAAGTATTCAATAACTTGTGCGGTTGTGGTACGAACCGGGAACAAGTCACGAACACGCTTGGTGCGCATCGGAGGAACAACGATAGGGTCACGCTGAACAGCGCCAAACGTTCCGGGGGTTCCGGTCGGGAGGGCCGAGTACATGTCCTTCTGGTTGTATGAACCGGTGAGAACTGCATTGGTTGTGAATGGTGAGGTCATGTTCGCGCCATTGCGGCCACCGTTGAGTGACTTGAATTCTGCGGACTGGATGAACTCATCACCGATTGACTTGAATGAGGTGCGACCGTTGTACGATGCACCTGCAGCAGCCGAGCCACCGACGGAAGAGTATCCCGAGCGGTTCCACTCTTCAGCAGCACTCATACCCTGAAGGCCATCGATAAGGCTTTTAATTTCCTTGATGTCCTTCATGTTGACGTCGAATGCTGACTTTTGAGCGGCTGAAACTACGACGGTGCCGTTTTCAATTTTGAATGAATCTGCGATGGCCTTATTGTCGGTCATCTTCTGACGAAGTGCGGTCTGCAATTCGTTCAGGCGAGCGGTGTCTTGTGACATTTTTTACTCCTAGTTGAGGGTTGTTGGGTTGTTGTTTGCTTGGCTTAGGTAAGCACCCAGCCCTGTCTTACTAAACTACATTATTATGCTGCTACTTTAGTGCAACAATAGCAAATTTTATCAGTATTTTATTTAATGACGACTATTTTCTGGTTCTACTGATTCCGTGCGTTTAACAATGTTGCGTCGGAACGTTTTTTTGATCTTTTCTAACAGTGTTTGGCTTTTTTCTGGCATGTTAAATGCGGCGGCGTTTACTTCTAAGGCGTACGCTTTTGCTTTTCTAATTTGATCATCCGTAAATGAACCGTTTGGTCCTTTTGGTCGTTGCAGCATGTCAGGCTTCTTCCACTAAATTTTGTGAAATGTTAATAGGCGTCGATAATTCTTGTAGTTTTGGTGATTGAGCAATAAGATAATCTACTGCTTTTTGTGCTTGGCTTGCGGCACGTTGAATTGCGGTAGGGTCATCTTTTAATATTTCGATCCATGATTTCAAATATTGGGCGTGTTGTTTTTGAGGTGTTGCTTCCATCCCAAGGAGTGCCATTAGATAAGCAGAACCTATTTCTGCTACTAATTCTTCAAAAGCATATTCTGGTGTCCCAAATCGGTTCATATTTGGGCGGTCGGCTCTTTTTTTATTTCCTGTCCAGTGAATCAATTCGTGAGAAAGTGTTGCATAGTATGCGCTTGGGTCATTAAAGGCTGAGAACGGGGGCATATTGATGTAGTCACTAGCCGGACTATAGTATGCAGAATCTCCATTGATTGTTTTAATATTGGGAAGAATTTGTCCAAAGATTTCTTCTAGAGCAGGAATTCTTTCTTCTGGAGAAAGCCTTGGAGGGAGGAAATCATCTGGATTCGCCCCAGTAACTTGGGCAATATTAAAAACCGTGAAGGCACTAGGGGTCAAGAACGTATCCTTGGTCGGGGTGCCATCTGGGAGTTTGACGTCGCGTTCGCGAGAAACCCACTTAATTCCGGTCAAACCCCTTTCGCCTCTTTGAACTTGGGCGCCAAGTGCTTCCCATTGCTTGTATGTGGCCCATACAGGATACTCGTATTTACGATTCTGTTGGACAAGAGAAAAAAGGATGACATTAAACCCGCCATATTGTCTGCCAGTGGAAGCGTTTCTTGGAATTGTCGTCCCCAAATTCCAAGGACGTTCCCAATTCCCATCAACAGATTCCTCTAGGGCTGCAATGAGTGCATCAGAAACAGTTTTATAGATTTCTTCTGACCTATTTGCTCTCCCTGTTTCAGAAGTTGGCTTCGATCTGCTCGCCATACCGTTTACACGATTGATCGATTGTTCAATTCTTTGTGATTTAGGTATTTTGGAAATTGTTGGACGGTTATTGGAGTTATAAATCAACATTTCATTTGGCCCAAGTTCACCACTGGCTATTGAAGGCGTTGGTCGCTTCTTACGAATCGGTTCAGCGATTGAAAAATCTGGAAGATTATTAATATTGCTCATAATTCCATAGTCAGAAAGCATCGCTTCTGTAGCAACAGAACTATTCAGTTTACTTTTAACTATCTTTGTTGTTGGAGATAACAATTCTTTGCGATCATTCAACATATCGCGTGCAATTAATTGAGAATTTATTTTATTCCACTCATTAATTGGAATACTGAGTGGAACATTTTGTCCAGAAGACTTAATTGCCTTGACATATCCTGATTTATCTTTATTTTCAATGAATTTTCTAACATCTATGGGTTGTCCATCACCGAATTTGAATGTTCCAAACTGATCAATAATGTTATTTACTGCAGATATTTGATTATCTAACTCAGAATTCTTGATAGAGAAATCTTCATTGATTCCAGGAACATCATTAAGATGTCCATAAATAATTTGTATTTTAGATACTAGGGGATCAATGTTTGCATCTGGACGCTTGGCATTACTCATCTTGCCAATTTCTAGCAATGCATCATTGGCATCAGACAAAAGAACATTGCCTGGAGTATTTATTAAATCTTCTGTCGACATATCAGAATAATTACGTGATCTCAAACCACGGACAACCATTTTAGGTGTTTTATTCCTGTCAAGACCAATAGCGCCATCAAGTTTTGTCTGACTATCAACTATGGCATCACGCAAATCCACACCATCTAATATCGCTCCGGTAAGATCGGCACCAGACAAGTCTATCTTGCCTTGTATTTTAGCATCAGCAAAATTTGCGTCAGTAAGATTTGCGCCCTTGAATGAGACATTTCGACCAATTATTGCATTTCTAAAATTAGCACCAACCAAATTTGCATGATTAAATTTTATATTGTTCAATGTACTCTTATTGAAGTTTGATTTAAACAAAGAACTTCCAGTTAAATCCACATTTGCCATTGTTGAATTAAAAAAAGTGCTTTCATTAAAGGTTGATCGTCGTAAATCAGTATTGGAAATTTCTGATTTACTCAAATTTCTACGTAATAATTCAAGTTTCTTGGCATCTAGCGGCCCATCAATTTTCAAAACACCATCAACAAGATTTTTACGAAGCAAATCGGCATCATCGTTGCCAATAACACCAAGAGGAATCTTGTGAGTTGATGGTTTTTGCGTATTGGTCCCATTATTCTCCGCAATTGGCAACGACATACCTTCAGGCAATTTGGTTGTTGAATCAAATTTTGAATTCATTAACTGCTCTACGGTAATATTCGATCCACGCAAATCCGCACCACGAAAATCTGAATTCCATAAGACGGCATTTTCAAAATTGGTATTTTTTAAATTCGCTTTGTTGAAATTTGTTGAAATCATTAGTGCGCCAGATAAATCAACTCCCTCAAATTGGGAATTTGGCATTTGTGCTGCACTCAATATTGAGTAACGTAAATCAGCAGGTTTGGAATTTGTTTTGCCAAATATGACTCCAGAACCATTGAGATTACTTAAGTTGGAACTAAACAACGATGACTCTGTTAAGTCAATTCCACCCAAATGTGCTCTTGTAAGGTTTGCATAATCCATGTTTCTGTTTTTGAAATCAATACGAGGGTCGACATGTATCGAAATCATTTCTGCCATACGCAAATTATTGTTGTTTAGGTCCCTTGTTGTAAGCGGATTTCGTGGAGTGAATCCAGAGAATACTGAACCTCCGAAAATCTCATCTTTTTCTATAGATTGTCCAAGTTGATTTCGTGAACGCATACCAGAAGTGGCAATTCCTTCATTTTTTAACGCTATTTTTTCAAAATAAGCAGTAGCGGCAGCGTTGGTGTCCCAATCATTGATATTGCTTGGGAATTCAAATGAAGCAACAGGTTTGAGTTGACCGAAAACTTGGAATTCCCCCATTGTGGACGGTCCAGCCTCTGTAGTTGCCTCATCGCGAGGAACTCTTACAAGATAAGTCTTACTGCTGGGGGTGTCTCGTCGGCTATAACCAAAATTTGGTCCACTGCCAGCAAATTCGTAACTTAAATGTTCTTCATTACGTTTAGCAGGACCGTACTGCTTGCTTAATCTTTGAAGAACTTCTTTGTTGAAGTCAATACTGTTGGATGCTTGATCAAGAAGGTACTCTGAAGAAATTTTATTGTCTAAATCATCGGCACTGTAGTCATTAAAAATTCTTCCAGTGGGTTTTTGTGCTCCCAATTGAAGTGATTTAGCCAATTTTGCTCCACGCCATTCACCAGTTTTACTAAAATGATCAACAACTTCCTGCCATGCGGTCAGGTCTTTCTCTGCCGTTTCGTACTTTCGGACAATCATGTCCCTGCCGACTTTATTTAAACGTTTTGTATCCATTGATCCACGACCAGGGATGCCTCCACCACCAGCGTCAAGGCTAAAGTTGGGGTCAAGAATGCCATTTTCAAGTTCTGGATGACCAGTATGTGTTAAATAAATATAATCATCTGAAATAAGTGGATTTTCGTCTCCATATCTCAAGTTATTAATTTCTTTCCCACGTTTTACTAAAGCATCAAAATCCGGCATGTCACGCAAAGTAGCAAAATTGATGTGCAATGGTTCAGCGCCATTATTTATTTCTTCAATATTCTTTAGTCGCCCACGAACATGCTTTAGTTGAGCATCAATGTTATTTAAATACAAATCAAAGTTATTTTTCATTTGTTCTTTTGTCTGATTTTTTAACAGACTTTCGGCAGTATGATTTTTTGTTATTCCAGATTTCGCATTTGGTGTTCTTGGCATAGAAACATTGAAATCTTCACCAAGCCATTCACCAGTTTTTTCCCAATGCGCAATTGCTTTCTTAATAGATGATTGTTCGCTTTCCAAAATTTCTGAGAGATCACGCAGACTATCTTCACCATAAGTATTTTTTAAAGCGATACTTGATTCACCAAATTTGTCGTAATCAGTTACATCTTCCCATTCGCCGAGACGACGTGATCGCATCCCAACTTTGTCACCCATCGAAGAAAGACCTCTTCTGCTAGACATTCCGGTACGGGTTAAATTCTTTTTATTTGATGGAGAGTTACTCTCCCAATAATCACGAACAAACTTTGCCCCAGTTGGACTAAAGAAAGAATTAAACACCTGATTATTCAATATTTCAAACGAACCATCCGTTAAACGTTTGGCTACAAGTTTTGGGACATCTCCACTGTTATCGTAAAGAAAAAATTCATCATAAAGACCGTCAGTTATCTGACGAGAAACAGAATCAGGCCCACTTCTAAGTTCTCTCGCAATTTGCGAACCAAAATATGTCGGTATATTCGCTCCGCCGTTACGTTTCCTTTCCGCAACTCTTTGATCTGCGAGATCATCAGGAATCCACACAAAATGACCTGAAGTCTTATATCCTCGTCTGCGCATATTGGTTAGATGTTCGCGACGCTTGCCCGTACCCTGGACAACCATATGCATTCGCTGTAATGCGGCATCATCCATGATTTTGTCGGTGGCAACCCGTGAGGCTTGATGCACTGCACTGGCCCCCTGCCCGCCATTCCAGCCAACTAACCCTGTTTTTATTTCGTCGGGATCAATATGCGCGGCAGAACTTTGATTTGGCACACCGTCCATTACCCCTCTGGCTACTAATGTCGATTTTCCGGAACCGGTAGTGCCACCAACGAAATATAATGTTGGTTCGTCTTGATTGGATTCTTCTGGGTTGACACGCCCGAGTATTTTTTGGCCCATTTCTCTACCACCAGAACCTTGGCGTCCCTGTGAGTTATATGACCTGAATCCTTCAACGACTGATCGCCTGTATTGACTCTGAACCCCTGGGGAGGAAGATAACTGGACGGATAGCGACATATCCGATAAATACTCAGGATTTTTTTCAACCCATTTCATAGATTCTGATAATGAATCTTCATCTATTTCATATCTTTTTTTAAGAAAATCACTCAAACTTGGGTTATCTAAATCACGTTTGTTTGGCAAAGAAGAAATTCTGCTAGCAAAACCTCCAGAACCATCTATGGGAGTGAATATTTGTTCAACTTCCCAAGGTGCAATGCCGAATGATTCGCTAATATTCTCTTTAGCAGTAGCATCAACTTTTGCTCTTTTACTTGGGTCGGAACTAGTTAGGGCAGCAATTGTTTCTGCTAACCATTCAATTCTTGCTGTCGTTGCATACTCAGATATTTTTGCTGCTGAGGCATGCTCTGATTCATTACCCCATTTGGCGTCGTGATAGGAGGATGCTTTTTCCTTATTCCTGGACATTTGAATAAGTCCTTCATAAAGTTCAGAAAATTGTAAAGCGTAATGTGCTCTTGCTTTATCATTTTGAACTGCAGCCATTGCTTCCCACGCGTGACCCATTTCGTGGCGTACAGCATCTTCGATTGACATCCCGTGATCGAATTCAACCCACGTATAGTTCATTGCTATGACACCAAGATGGGCCCAGCCGCCACCGCTTTCACCCCACCCTTCAGTGTTATTGCCATACCAGGCCAATGCTGGAACATACTCTGTGGCCACAATTGGTGGAACGCCATAACGACGAACCATTTCCAAAACACCAGGGTTATCTTTGATTTGCTTAATGAAAGCATCACGCATTTTGGCTGTTGCTTCAAAGTCTGGATTTGCCTGCATGAGTCGGCTCCATGCAGTTCTTGCTTTGTTTTTTGTGAATGGATTTGTGCGGACTAATTGTTTTAGTTCTTCGGCAGATGCGGGCATGCTACTTCTGATTAGATCGATAATTTCGTCATCGTCCATATAGCGATATTTTTCATCAATTGGTTCAAAAGTTGATTCAAATAATTTCAAATATTTTCGGGCATACTTTTTTGCTTTTTTAGAAAGTACCAGTTCATCAAATGCGGTGTCGCCGCTTTCTATGCTTTCCCGTTGCGCTTCATCTATGTTCAGTCTCGGTTTACTGACACTTCTCATCCCACTCACGGGCAGTCCGTTGACTCCAGGAATGGATGGGCGTTCAAATGGCGTGTTGTCTTGTACGCGACCGTCGTTGTCTCCGTCCCATGCGTTGGGATCAAAGAATGCAGGACGGTTCAGGTTTCCACCCAAGCCACCGCCAAGTGCTTTGAAATTGATATCACCAGCAAGAGATTTCTTATTACGTTTATTGTTCTTTTTTAGTTTCTTTTCAATGGCGGCATTAATGACTCGCTCTAAACGTTCTTTTTGATGACGTCTGCCCAGGCTGGTTGTTCCAGCAAGCGACGAATAATCAGACATGTTTGTGCAGGGCATCCAGACTGTCGCTCCAGTTTTGGAGATGCGTCGACTAACACCAACGCAACCTAATTGACGCGAACGCTGTCTGGCAGATTCAATGTCAGTGAAAACATCAACGTCTTGATCGCGTGGACCAAAAATATTGGGTAATGCTTTGGCGCTCATGCCAGCAGCATCTCCACCAAAATTCCCTGTAGGACTACCAGCCACTAACCCGCCGCCAGCGACGTTGCCTAAATTGAGGATGCCACTTTGACCGAGGTTCTCCCATTGTTTCTTAATCTTGTTAGAGCCCTTTAGGGTTCTTTTTCCACGATTTTGAGATATGGCATCCCTACTGGCAGAAGCAATCACTGGGGCGACTTGAGTTAATTTGTCATGCGAAGAACAAGGCATCCAGCGGCCATCGCTATTTTGATGAGCGCCAGAACAACCTAATTTTTGGGCTTCCCGCAACGCCCGCATCTTCTTATATGTGCTGGACGATGTAGATTTCATGTAGAGTAATCCTTCACATTCTAATTAACTATTAGAGATATGGTACCCCATCATCGTCTATTGTCTTGCCTTCAGCCTCAAGTGCTGCTGCTTGCGCTGCTTCAATGTCCTCACCATAGCGAACACGATACAATTCTGCTTCTTCAATATCATCGATATATTTAGAAACAACAGCCTTATATGAGTCCTTGAAAGTTTCATCACGACCAATTCCCATATCGTCATCTAATTTGTTAAGTTTTTTAGAGATAACGTCATATGCTGCGGACAATGCATCTTCAAATGCTTGAGATTTTTCAATACTTGTCGTAAATGGCGGATAATCCATCAATTCCGATAAATGAGAGTGTTGCTGCATGAACATGCGTTCATTTGTTCCAGTTTCCATGATGCCCTTCACCTTATGCTTTCGACTTAGCCAAATTGACTGCGTCATCTCTCTTGAATGTATCACCAACGATAGTGATTGCCGTGCGGTTATGAATCAATTCTACGCCGCTATCAGCCATAATTGTATCGTAGCCTAATAGCGGAGCATATGAGTTAGAAGTTCTCTTCTTACTAATAAGTTCAAGGAATTCTAAAGAATCAAGAAGTTCTTGTTTCTTGGAATCCGAAGAACCACTTAGTGATTCCAAAATCTTTGATGTCATCTGACCCATCTTGGTGGACATTGTTGATTCATAAATTGGTCCAAGCGAGCCACGTAAATGATCACGCAATTGATCCACATACTCTTCAGCATTCATTTTTTCGCGTTCTCCAGTCGGCAGTCCTGCGTCAAAAGCCTTAATTGCTTTCGCCAAAGGAGCATGCTCTGCTTGAATTTTACGCAACTCTGCCTTATTAACACGACGTGTTGATGGAGGGAGGAGACCTACAGTGCCTGCAGGCAATGAACCATCCATCCAACTGAACCAGCCACCACCGCCTTGCGTAGCCCTTGCCCAGTATTCACCTTCGCCTTGCGCTTCTCCGCCTTGTCCTGTGATGAAACGTACGGGATCGTCAATCCAGTCGTTCGCATAACGAACTCCATTTGAACCGTTGCCATGTCCTCTTACTACAGGGACCCAGCCGGCTGCATGAAGTGCTTTGAATTCATCGGGTGTAACAATGTTTGGTGTGCCGTTATATCCGGCACCATCCCAAAGAACAGCAAGGGCTCTATTCTTATTAACGCCGCCCTTGGTCTGCTTCAGTTTTGCTTCTGTACGATAATTTTGCATCATCGTTGAAAGAGTTGAAGCCAACTTATCTCCGAATACTAATGAACCTTGGCCATCGGTGTGAGCAAGGCGTCCATCTATACGGTTACTTGTTGATGAGTCAGAGATGGTGCTGACGTCGCGTGTGCGATTTTTGCGCATTTGCTTGAGGCGCTTGCGGCGACGAATCTTACGTTTTGCGTCATCTACTGGGTTGGCTTCTCTTTCGGTGAATCCTCCAGCGTTAATGCCTTGACGTCGTGCTTTACGCATTTCGCGGCGAGCCTGACGTGCGGGATCAGAATAAAGAATCTTGTCTGACATTCTCTTGTAGTATGCGTCTAGACGTTCTTTCATTGGCTTCTTTTGATTCTGTCCAACCTGTTCACGAATTGGTGTTCCGACATCAATCGGATCACCGAATGGGCGTGGTGCAGTAGAAGGTGTTTTCATTTCTTTACTGCTAGCAGAAATCCCAGTTTTCTTACTGTCATCGCGTCGAGCATCGTCAAATAGGTAGCGTCGCGAAGTAGGATTCAAGTGTTCTAGAAGGTCATGTGAGCCTCGGTTGATTCTCATGTTATAAAGGGCCTGCAGGTCATTGAACTGCTTCTCCGCGTCGGCTCTACTCTTCTCTGGATAGTTCGGATCATCAGCAAGATTAGTAACGAATCTGTGCAATTCGTCAAGCCATCCAGCGTTGCCTCCCTTCATCAAATCTTTGTCCCAACCTTTTTTGTCTGCTTCCTTACTTGCTCTATCCCACCATCTTGGGAATCGTTGCTTGAACTCGTTGAGAAGCATTCTTTCGCGATTAACGGCACGGTTTGCAACGGTTGTTTTTTCTTCGTCTGATAGGCGGTTCCATAGTTGTCCATCTGATGGGTCAACGCGGTCGCGTCCTGGTACGGCGAAACGTGGGTCTTTGAGGCCTTCGGAGCGACGTGATGCCATTCCTTGTGGGCGAGCGGAGATTTCCATTTCTGCTGCACGGATACGGCCTGACGAGGGAGCCATGCGTGAACGCATACCGAATTCTGCGCGTTCTGCCGTTAGGCCTTCACTTGGCATATCACCATGTTCACCGCCATCGACTACGCGATAACCTTCTTTTTTGATGTTGTTGATAATTCGGCCAGTGCCAGTTTCTCTTTCTAAATCTTCGATCCAGTAAGAGTCAACATCTTTGTATGTGTATGTGCGTCCACCTGCGTAGGTTACGATAAGGTCTTCGTTTTCATCGTCCCATGTGAGTGCTTCGATTGCTGAAGAACCGCTTACTGGAATTTGAGTTTTTTCTCCACGTCCAAGGCGGGAAAGTTTTTCTACACTGAATTCTCCACCTGGACCTTGAACATCTTGATATTGAGGATCAAATGTGTGTGTTCCACCTTCGCGGAAATCGTGATTTTTCTTTATCTGATTTACTGCAGTGCCCGTCAGGACATAGTCGGGCCCAGATAGAGAATTATCTAAGTCATCATTTGAAAAGTTTTTGTATGTGTATGTTTTTCCATTCGCGTAAGTTACAACTAGTTCTTGTTTTTCTGCGTTATAACTTGCTTGTCGCAATGCTGATGAACCTGTTACTGGGACATTCGTATAGGGGCGCTGTTCTGTCCCTGTACTGGAACGCATACCCATCTTGGCTTGTTTTTCATGATCTGCCTTCCAATCAACATCTTTGTCATATGATGAAGATTTGGCAGGAATATGACCACCTTCTAGTCGATATCCACGCTTTTCTTTGTCTCGTAATAACTTGTGAAAATCTTCTTCAGTTTTACCTGAATAAACTTTTGTCTGAAGATTTCTACTGTCTGCCCTGCCCCAACTGACTGTGAGTGTTCCAGTTTCGTCGTCAAACTCTGCGATATATACTTTTCCTTCAGGGCCACCATTTTCACTTGGAGCACTCAGAATAATTTTATCTGACCGACTCACGTCTTGAGCACCATAATAAGGTCTCTCGGGATAGATTACGTCTTGCAATCTTGCTGTTCTTGGCCATGTTTCAGCATCTTTGCCAAGGTGATTGGCTCTGATATTGGCATCACGCTTGAAGTCCCTGCCACGTAGTTGCGTACTGGAACGCATACCACCTGAACGTGAACGCATGCCGCCATCACGGCTATTTTCAAAAGTATCTAATTGGCTATACACATATTCATCGTAGTGGTTTTCCATTGCGGCAACTAAATCGCCTTCATATAAAGAAAGTGCGTCAAACATTTCATCTGGGTCGTCATTTACAGAATCTTGCCAACGTTCAATAATTGTCCTAGCATAATCTCTATTGTAACTTTTACCCATGTAACGGTTATAATTTTTATCGCGCTCAACTATGGCGTCTTCAATACGTTGTGCAAGTTCGTCATTAACCTGAATATTGTATAAATTGATACCTGCTGCTTCCATCAAATCGCCAGTTTCGTAATCACCATCGTTTAGCCTGGCATCACTTATACCTCCATTATTGAAAACTATTTCAAATAGCATTTCTTCTTGTTCTCGCGTGAGATCATCGCCAGTTAGGAGTTCTGCTTCCACTAATGGTTTTGTACTGGAACGCATACCACCTGAACGTGAACGCATGCCAGAAGTGCCAAAATATGATTCTGGGTTTAAGGATGCGCCTGCTTCTTCCATACCAAGCGAGAAGTATTCTTCTGCGCCGTCTGGGTCGTCAATAAAATCTCTCTTATTTTTACCTGGATTGTCTTTGCGCCATTCAGCAAAATCTCTATCGAATGCGGGATGGTTCAAATAGTCGTCAAAACTATTTATGTTCCCTGAACGTGAACGGAAAGCGGCAGCCCACTCAGCATCACTAATGCCGTAATACTTTTTTGGATCATCGTTTTCAAAAAATTTGTCCCATGCGAGTTCTGCACCGTCGGGGTCATTGATGAAATCTTCTCTAGTCTTGCCCGGGTTATCTACGAGCCATTCACCTAAATGTTCTTCAAACGTAGGAGTATCTATGTAGTTCTCGTAATCTTCTCTATCAAGATCGGGCGCATCTGCTTCCGCGTAGCCATCTGCACTGTCATCAGAGTACCTGGAACGCATTCCACCTGAACGTCGACGCATACCATCCATGATGCGTCGACGCTCATCGGGGTCTAGATCATCGTCCCAGTCTCCCCTGTCAACTCCGTAATCCTCATTATCGTAATCCGAATCATCGTCATTACGATAGCCACGTGAACGCATACCAGCAGTGCCCAAATTGCTGATGATCCAGTCTCTGGGCATTCTTACGTTCGTTAAAACTGCATTATCCAGTTTTGCGTCAGTAAGATTTGCGTCAGTGACGTTTGCGTCAGTTAAGTTTGCTTCTTCTAGATTTGCTTTTTTTAGGTTTGCAGTACCAAGGTTTGCTCTAGTTAAGTTTGCGCCTGCCAAGTTCGCAAATCGCAAGTCTGCACGAATCATTTTTGCTTTTCGTAGGTCTGCGTAAATTAAGTCTGCGGCAATTAGTTTTGCGTCAGTAAGATTTGCGTCAGTTAAGTTTGCTTTAATTAAGTTTGCATTGTTCAAGTTTGTTGCTTGCATTTTTGCACCGCGAAGGTTTGCGCCCTGAAGGTTTGCGTTAGTTAGATTTGCCCCATCAAGCATTGTGCTATACAGGTTTGCGGAAGATAGGTCGGCATTTGTTAGGTTGACATTTGATAGGTTTGCACTAGTGAAATCAGTGCCAGTAAGTTTTGCGCCAACAAGATTTGAGGCTTGCAATTCTGTTCTACTAAGGTTGGCATCTGTTAGATTTGCACCTTTCAAATTAGCACCATTAATTTTTGTACCAACAAGATTTGCTCCAGTTAGATTAGCATCACTCAAGTCAATACGACGCAAAATTTGATAACTAAGGTCCGCTCCGCTTAAGTCTGCACCTGCTTTAATGTCTTGTGGTTCTGGTCGCTTGCCATCCCATTTGCCACCACCAACTCGTGAACGCATACCACCTGAACGTGAACGCATGCCAGAAGTGCCAAAATATGATTCTGGGTTTAAGGATGCGCCTGCTTCTTCCATACCAAGCGAGAAGTATTCTTCTGCGCCGTCTGGGTCGTCAATAAAATCTCTCTTATTTTTACCTGGATTGTCTTTGCGCCATTCAGCAAAATCTCTATCAAATGCGGGATGGTTCAGATAGTCGTCAAAACTATTAATGTTTCCTGAACTGGAACGCATACCAGCGGTAATTTTTACGGTTCTATCTTTACCGTCGCCATCACTGTACATCTCACCGATATCTGCCAAATCGCTAATATCCCCAAAGTTGTCTTCATTTTCCCAACGATAACGATCTGCTGTTGTTTCAAGAATATCCGAAACTGCCTTTGCTGCTTCTCTTGGATCGTCAGAATAAATACTTAATTCGGTCGGTTCGCCATCGAACGAAAGCACCCACGATTCATTTTCTTTATTCCAATAGACTGAAGGTAGTGCTGGGTGATTCCGCTCACTTTCAGTTACTTTTCCTGTTCTTCTATTCCTACGAGTAGGTGTTTCGCCAAAATAGCCACGCCATTTTTCTAGAGCATCTGCATATTCTTTTGGAGCGCCAGAAGTGTTCATTTCTGAAATACCAGTAACTGAACGCATACCAGAAACTGGATATTCTTTAATCCAACTATCGTCCCTATCTTCTTCATCGGGCAGTAATTCATTCATATTGCTAAGGTATGGCGGTTCGCCACCATATGCCTCTGAGTCATATCGATCTGCAATAACATCAGATATTGCATCAGTTAAACGAACTAGTGGTGCGTCTGCTTCAATAAAGACTTCTCCGTCGGCATCAAAAGAATCAAGCATCCAACCGTTATTTTCTGAGTCCCACGACAGGCGAAGTTCCTGACGACCTCCAGTACGTAATGAATTTTCAATTTTTTTAATGTCATCTTCGGAGTAAGAATCTTGAATTTCTTTTGGAGCACCTGACATTTTTAAGTTACGTGAACGCATGCCATCAGAAAATAGCGACGATGCATATTCTTCTGCTTCAGACAGATTATCGAATTCTTTCTTGGCTTCTGGAGTATCAAAAAGTTCGTCTTGTTCGTTATTCCATAAACTTACGTCAACAGTGAACATTTCTCCGTCATATTTGATTTCTGCCTGACCACGGTCATTGCCTGCGGTTGAGACTAGTACCGGATTATCCGAAGTTGCTCCACTGAACTTAAGGTTGTCATCCAGCATGTCGGCTTCCATGTCGCGGTATTCGTCAGACTTCTTGAAGTCTTCCCAGAGTGCCTCAAGTCCACCGCTTCTTTCGCGCATTTCTTGCTGATCCGGTCGACCCATCCAGTTCCCCATCGCGTCAACAACCTGATCATTGAAATCATATTCTTCAAAGTTGAAATAATCTTCGCGAACTATTCCTGGAGGTGTTGTCCGCGAGCGCATACCTTGGTTATTACGGCGCTGCATTTCGCGAGCCTCAAGACGACGAGCCTCAACACGACCACCCTTCAAACCATACTTCTTCGCAGCCTCATCAAGATTCAAACCAGCATAACGATCCTCAATCAAACGATCAACGATCTCCTGCTCCGACAACTTATTCAACTCACCAGGAGAAAGCGGAGTCGCATCACCAAGATCGGCACGCTGACCACTACGCATACCACGACGCGAAGCAATCTCCCTACGACGAGAAGCAATATTGCCAGCAACATTACGTGCAGCAGCAGAAACACGCTCACGCCCAGAAGTCGTAGTAGCAGGAACACCACGATCATTAGTTACAGCCTGAAGAAGACTCGCATCCCCACCAACACTCGCAACAATATTACGCAACTTACCTTCATCAAACTGAACACTCGTATTGCCGGCACGACGCTGCTTCTCAATCTCTTCAGCATCACCATCAACAATCCCAGACAACTTACGAGCAAGGTCCTTCGGAACCATAAAACGAGGAATAATCGGACGCTCAAGACCAGGCTTACCTTCAAAAACGATACCGTCAGTATCAGCGTCAGTCACACCAGTAACGTCAACAAAAGACATGCCAGCAGGAGCAGAACGAAGACCGCCACCCAAACGACTGCCAATCTTCGGACCAATGCCAGCCGCCTTGAATTCAATACCAAAAGACTGAGCAAGCGCCTGATCCTTGCGGACAACAGCAAGCATCTTGGCTGACTTCTTACGAATAAGACTCAAGCCAATAGCACGCTGCAAAGAACGACCATACGAATCAATAATTTCTGCTTGCTTCACTTCAGGGGTATGGATTGGGTTACGTGAACTGAATACGCCTTCGGCTGAAACAAATCCCAGTCGCTCCGCACGCACCTGGGTAAGCAACGATGAAACTTTGGAGTCGGTACGGAATGCACGCGCTTTGAAAGCAATGGCTTCATTACGCTTGTCGATGTCAAATGCACGCAATTCCGCGTCACGAACACCAGGGACAACCGAGGAAGAGTTCTTGATCAAAGAATCAGAGATGCCTTGTTTCTTATTGATTGAAGGATTGCGGAGAGATACAGTATCTACGAGTGCTTGAATATAGTTGGGGTTAGTGTTACGAAGGGCCGAGTAACCGCCTACCACTACGCCAATTGGTAAACCGTTGTTTTCGCTTTTAACGTTAATCCCGTTGGCCCACTTGGACCATTCTAGCCCTTTGGCGCTTACGCCATAGAATTTTGAGAGACCGTTACTATCAACGATTACTCCAAAAATACTGTCATTAATAGAATCTTTTAATAGGGCGTAACGATTCACTGAAATCCTCCAAGTATATTCCGGATCAAATCTCCGGCTCTTTCCAGAGAGCCAATTCTCTGCTTGACTATCTTCTGCATTATTAGTAAATGACTTTTTTCTACTTCGGTCAATCTTCCATCAATAACAAATCTGGCTTGATATTTTTCAAAATTAAAAGCCCGTGCTCTTGCTAGCAACTTATTGATGATGGCAAGGAATTGTCTTTTTTGTTGACTCTTCAACTCTCTATAATACTCCTGATAGGAGCCATTTTCAGCAAGTGATGCCATTTGTCTGATGAGTTCTTCGGGGGTCTTGATTTTCTTTTGAATCTCAGTAAAATCGGGCAAGTTGATGGTCGGGACAACCGCATTTTTGTCTGACAATTCTATAATTTCGACGCTTGCGGGCGACCTATTGGAATCACCGATCAATAAGTCGGACACTAAAAGCGCAGCCACATGAGAAATGTCGCCATCTTTAAATAGTTTGCTGGTAGATGGCACATTTCCTGGATAAACAGTCCCAGAAGTTTCTTTCAAATATGAACGACGAGGACCCGAGCCATATGGATAAACGTCTGGAGATTCAATACCAAAATGCTGTTGAATATCAGAAACGAGAGTTGCGTTCAAATGTTCAAAATCATTAATAGGACTAATAGACAAATACGATCTTCCATTGGGTCCGTCGAAAATTTTCTGATTATTGCCAATATTGCGTGCTTTGAATAATCCAGCCTGAATAAGCGCCTGTTGGAGAATATCGGGGGAAATAGAAGCAAGACTTCCACCCGCCGCAATATGCTCAATCGCTTCTTGAAGTGAAGATATTTTTTCAGAAATGCCAGCCTCAGAAGAAGTCTGTCTCGTCTCGGGCAATGGCTTGCCTTTGCGGTTGGCAAATACTTGACCAACCCAACTTTCAACCATTTTGCCATTTCTTGTAGCAATTCTCTTATGGGGGTTGCTGACACCAACAAAATTTTCAGAATATTGAATCCCGTCACCAGTTTCTTCAGCAACAGACATCAGTCTTGCCGCAGCGATCTGACTATTATCAATACGAGAGGCAGCATTGACTGTTCTACCAAGTTTGCGACGTTCACCAACGGTTAATGGTCTAACTTTTTCTAAACTAAGTGTTGATCCACCAGGTAAAACGTACATAAGTTTGGTTACTCCAGTATTTGAGAGCAACCCAAGTTCTTCGCCACCGAGGGTAGAAACATTATTTGCATTTAAAATGTATGCTGCCCCTTCCATGTCACGGTTATCGGGAATGGTTCTCAAAACTTTTGGAGATACCACTGGTTCCAGAATGAACCCGTCACGCCGTACCATTCTCTTGGCATCAAGGTTCGGTTGATTCATGTCTTTGACAATTTGCCTAATACTTTCAAGTTGTTTTTTGACATCACTATCTGTAACTCGTGGGATTTGTGGTGCACGAGAATCAATCACTGATCCTCCGTACTCTCCCGGGGTCAATGCCCTTCCTTCTACAGGAATGGGCTTCAGGGTTGTTCCCCTGCGTAACGCACGCAAAGCAGACATGGCTAATCCAAGAGGGCTTGGAATGTCGAACAATTTTGCTCCACATGTAGTGAACTGATTATCTGTAAAACGACCGCCATACTGAAATCCTTCAGGACATCTATGGACTTTGTCGCGACCAGTGCGCATACTAGGAAGTCTGGGGATATTGGGTGTTCCTGGGGTTAGTAAAGAAAATCCGGTTGAACGAATAGGGCTTCTCAGGATTGACGTATCGCCAGGCAAGAAATATGAACCGACTGCCTGCGCCGTTTGTCCAATAGTGGAAGATGAACCGATGGTGCCGACACGTTTAACTCGATAGTTGTCACCAAGACCAAGCATTTTCACCATTGCTTTGTAGTTGACTATTTCTTGTTTTGAAGCAATAGACCCAACAAATGCATTGCCATCAACATTTTTTGCTGTCAGAACATGGCGTTGAACAACAATCTGCTGATCAGGACAGCATTTGCTTGGTTTAATGATCTCAAAAGAGTTCATCAGTCACATCCACAATCCTCTACAGGCATAAGCGACTTGAGGGTGAACCCGGCTTCATTTTCGCCTTCAAATTCCCAATTGTCGTTATTGCGCAAATATTCGGCAAACTTTGATTCCATTTCACAAAAATCCGATAGCACTTTAAATGCATGAGTTAAATCATCTGGCGTGACAACATAATTTTCGTTACCCGCATACACATCCAATCCCTTGGTATACCAGTCAGCATCAAAGAAAACATCGCTTTGAAGTGACTTTGCGCCCGCTTTGGGGATACGGGATAGACGGTTATTGAATTGCTCATTAGACCACAATGAACCATTTTTGCCTTTTTTAAGTTTGCGGCGACAATTCTTCATTCCAGGGTGATGACACCCCTCATTGGGCCATAAGCCTGTAGTTTCATGGTGTAGCCATGCGCAAATATTATTTAATGGATACAGTTCTGGATGGTCTGCCAGGATGACTTTGCATCGCCTGAAGCCGCCTGGTTTGCGCATAATGGGACGCCAGTAGCGGAGGAGGCGTTCAAGATTCCCTCTTCGTGGGCCGTACCCCTTTAGTACGTCGCCAGTGAATTTTTCTTGAGGGATACCGACCTCAGGTATCGCTGCTTTGTAAGAGTAGCGTCCAGTTTCCATCATAACTCCGATATATATTTTTTGAGGAAATCATCAGATTTCGTTAACTCTAATAAGTCTAGCCTATCTTCGGGAGGATAATTAATTAGTCCGCTTGTGATTAGTTCAAAATATGGCTTATCGTCTTCTCGTACCCAGTTCTTTTTTCCTGGGAGTGACATGATTGCGGCGATTTCTTGTGCTTTGTTTTTGCGTCTGGCTTCGTGGGGGTCGATTCCTGTTTGGAGTTTCCTAGCCCTACTAATGTGTTCGTCAATAGATAAATCTGAATTATTCACTGAGACTAAAGTCGTCCCCCAGAGTTGTTTAATTTTTTGATTCCACTCTTCTTGGCTAATCATATTATTTGACCTCATTAATGTTACTCAATTTACCCTTTGGGAAAAGCCAACTAAGTAACTTATCAAACAATTTAATTTCATCAGAAGTTAATGCGCGTTTTGAAGTTGACCGACCAACAACATCCTCATGAACCTGAATAGGTATACCAAAAGCATCATAAACTGCCAACTCAGCCATCAACTCCGAACTATCAGGATTCGATTGAAGGAAACTAACGATTCTCCTATTGAGCGCCGTTGACATATAGTTCCTGTATCCCGGCTCAGCAGACCGTCTAGCCATATCAATAATACTTTTCACATCATCATCTTTCAGCGAATCAAAATGCCAAAAATCCATACCAGTAGTTTCCATAATGGTTCCAAGCGTTGCAGGATCAGCATTTCTTGCAAGAGGAGCAAAAGAATTAATAATAGACATTTCTGCAATATTTTTCAACCCATCCACATCATCCATTGCTGCCATGTCCTGAATTGTCCGCGCATTCACTTGTGTTGAATGCAACAACGGCCCAGCAACATCAGTCGGGGTATGCCTAAAAGACCCAACAGCACGAACACTTCTCAGATCAACGCCAGAATGAACAATTCTTCCGACCATACCCATTGCAGAATTGACGGAATCAGCGATCAATTTTCCTGATTCCTTAGATAAGGGGCGAGTTTTCCCTCGCTGCATCACGAGCGCCGGGTATCCCTCTTGCCTAATCAACGTTAATGCATTGCTCGCAACAGTTTTGTCTTTATCGTAATACAATTTAATTCCCGCAAATTGCCTTCTAGCATCTTGTCTCTGAAGGCTGAGAATTCTTCCGTCTGCAAGCATGTGTGCTTGTGCAAAAGTGAAATTATCTCCTTCTTTATAAGGATATCCTTCACCAAAAACACTTTGTCCACTCATGGATTCAAGGTGATTAAAAAGATCAGCAATTTCTTTATTTATTTTAATAACCGAACCATCTTTATTATAAAGAGGCTGATTCATAAAATCTTCTAAAGTATTTTGCGCATTCTGATTGCCAGTAGATGATGCCTTATAAGCAAGGTTTTTAAATACATCAGAAAATATCTTATTCAGAACTACCGCATTCATATCGGTTGCATCATCCAAAATTTGTTTCAATTGTTTTTTATCCATAGATTTCGTCATCATTGAAGCGATCTCAGGGATACCAACAGAAGGGTCAACACCGCGTTGAAGTAGATAGGCCAACATATCTTCATGCATTTGCGCAAGGTGTGCGGCATGCGTGGCTTCGTGTATCGCCGTAGACCTGGCCAAAACAGACCACATCTCTTCATGGTATTTGAGAGCACCCTTGGCCTGATCTGTAAATCCGTCAGATATGGCAGATGATTGATTCTTTGCTATGTCACGAACTTTTTCAATAAGCCGAATCGTTGCCCCATTATTAAACATATCGTCAGGGATAACCCCAGTATCAGTTAAGTACTTAATAGTGTCCATTGTTGCTTGATCAACACCAGGAAGCCGTGCGTCTGGGTTGGAACCAAATTGGGGAGTAACTAAATCAATAAAATTGCCCAAAGAGTTATTCATATTATTGTAATTGAGAAATTCATAAACAGACATCAAGGCCTCGTCATCCAACGATCCGCCCAAACTCTCCGCCATTCCGCTCATCATGGCAGAACCAATAATATTTGAACTTACATCAAATCGACCTTCACTGAATAAGATGGATGGACTCGCCATCTTGTACATTGGGTCCATCGGGTGACGATAAGTAATAGTGATTTTTGGTGTTCTATTTTTTGTAGCAACATATGCCCCATTGACTACAGTCCACTGATTTCCTGATTGATAGCGAGTTTTTCCACCAACACCCGGCTCGTCACCAATACCAAAAGGTTTCATGTCATAAGAAAACTTTTTCATACTTGGGTTAGCATGCAATACGAGTAAAAAACCAACCATATTCTCATATGCGTAGGGTTCTAGCGGTTGGTCATCTGGACCATCTAAGAAATCAAAATTTGATCCACCATTAGCAAAACTAGGTAACTCATCCATCAATATTCTTTTAACATCACCAATGGAAGTTATTGGTTTCCCATCATTGAATCTTTCTTCAAGAAATTTATCTTGATTCAACACTGTTTGACGAATTTGATCAACCGAAATCGTTGCGAACCTATCAACAGGAGCAGACGATGTTCGCACCCTCATCCCCTGAGCACGAACAGATTTTGGAATTCGTATATTCGCTACATCTAAACCAGGTATGAATGGACGCATCGTAGGCAAGCCATCATCAATAAATCCATCATTGTCACCGTCATAACCAGCACGAACAGGACCAAGAATTTTAGAATTCATCCCCATAATTGTGCGATTAGACGATCTCCGATTACCAAGCGCCGAATTCGGCATCTTTTCAAATTGTTGAGAAAATACCAATGACTTAAATGCCATGATTTGATTGTTCTTACTCTGAGCAACAAGGCGTTTCTTGGGTTTTTTCTTAACTTCAACATCTTTGATGAGGCTTTCATCGACTGGCTGTGTGCGATTCATAAAAACGCGCTTCCAGCGATCAGCCATCTGTCCTTCAGCGCCATCCCATAAAAACTGGTGGAACGGTGTTGATCTAATTTCGTTCATATCAGGATTGCTACTAATAAAAGAAACTAAATCAACTGGAGTTTCAGTTTCCTGTGAATCAATAAAAATTGCGTTCTTTTCAGTAGGGTTGGCGTCAGCGTTATAGAACAACTTTCCCTCAGTTGTATTGCCAACAAAAATAAGGCGCGTAGGCATTATCTGCCCCCTCTTCTTGCAAATCTACCAACTAGACGTCCTGCCGCTTCTTTGCCGCGCTCTTTCAGTGCGTCCATTGCATCGTCCGCCAACTCCGATGCTTTATCCCTCGCTATTTCACGAGCCTCACGCATTTTTTCTGCCGCCAATTCTCTACCACGTTCTTTAGCGATGTCCGTCAAGACCCTGGTTCTTTGTTTCGCCGAATCCACAAGACGTTGCATGCCACCCGAGCGAACAGTTTCGCGAATGGTGTCTAAAAGTTCAGCAGCCTTAGCCTTGCTTTCATCAGAAGTGACAGCATCCTTACCTTTTTCAATAATATCTTTAATATCGTCTGGTAATCCTTCTGGGGCGACACGATCCAACATTCGCTTAGCAATCTTGTCCGCTGTCGCCTGACTCATCCAGCCTCGTTCTACCGCTTCCGCTAAACCAAAGTCGGCAACATCCCGTCCTGCTCGTCGAGCGAGAACAGTACCCATGCCAGCAGGACCACTGATACTGAACGCTGCAGCCATTTCGCCAAGAAGTTGAACAGCCTCTGCTCTATCTTCATCAATACCAATTTTTTCTAATGCCTTACGTGATCTTTCAGATGAAATAATTCTTCCAGCAACACCGGCCTTGGACCGTGCATTTGATCCAACATTGGAACGGGAACGTAATCCACCCCATCTTTCAAATCCACCTACCACATCATTGACCTCGGATGCAATTGGCCCAGTCTTGGTACCATCAAGCAAATCTTCAATCATGTCATCAGGCATGCCCGACGATGATCCAAGTTCTTTGATTTCATCACGTAAAGCATTAACTCTGTCCGTAATGTCTTGTGGTTCCCTGACACCAGAATAAACATCATCGATAATGTCTCGCATTGCGTTGTCAATATCTTCAACATTGTAATAATCACGTGATTGTGGAAGATTTTCGGTATTTGAATTCCTATATTCGCGTGGCTCAACTGCTTTTGGTTTAGGCGTCCGCTTGGTGGTTGATTTAGTCGGCTTTGTTGCAGTACGTGATCGCATGCCGCCTTCATCATTGGAAGAAGGTCTGTCATTTAGGAAAGTTTCTTTTTCACTTTCAAATGCCGCAACTGCTTTTTCAAATTTAGTTTTAGTTTCGTTCTCTTTGGATCGTCGTTTGGACTTGTCTAATACGTCCGTGGGCCAGTTGTTTTCTATGGCACCGTCAATAATTCCTTGCATTACTTTTGCTGTTGCTTCGGCATCCGCGTCTGCGTTATGGTGTTTGTCTCCAAGTTCGATACCAAGATATTTTGTTATATCTCCAAGTGAGTTTGATGGTGACTTTGTTCCATCTTTGTTGATCTTGAATGGGGCGTTCTGATTTGTTTCAGACCATTTTGGAAGAACCATATCTGAAATTTCTTTAGTATCGATAATGCCTTTGGGTCGCCAATCAATTCCTGAATCTTTCAATGCGTCTTCTAGTACTTCGTTATCGAAAACGGCATTTTGCATACCCATCAATTCTGTATTGCCCATGAATTCAACTAATTGTTTATGGGCTTCTGCTATTGAGGGTTTGTCGGCAAGATATGCGTCAGTTATTGGGTTGCCGTCGCCGTCTTTCAGGTTGTCTTGTGACCATTTTTCCCATTGGGACATTGGTGTTCCTGGGTTGACGAATACGTTGAAACGGTCAATGACTTTGCCATTTTTCATTTTTACGGCACCTATTTGAGTAGGTAGTCCATTTCCTGCTGATTCGTTAAATTCATTGAATTTGAGACCAGTTGTTTCGTAGTCGATGAAAACAATTTCTTTATCTGCAAGCACGCGTTTAAAATCTTCCCAATTTGTTATTCCATCAAATTCTGAATCTGCAGAACCGATGAACGCACCCATTGTTGGCTTGCGAGGATATTGCGGAGGTTTGGGTCTAGATTGTGAACGCATCCCTTGACGTGGGGGGTTTTCTACATAGTCATTGAATGTTTTTGGGACAGGACGTGAACGTGTGCCTGATTCGTTGTCTAATAAGCGATTGTCTGGAGGTGATTGACGACTATTTCTTCGTGAAGTTGGTCTTGAGGAATTTGAGAAACGAGAAATATCAAAATCAAAATCATTTGAGTTAAATGGCTTGATTCCCTTACGTCTATTTCTTTCTTCTACTGCGCCAAAGAAATAAATGTCACGATTTCCACCTATTTGAGATGTATCTCCTTCATTGATAATTTTATCAAGTTCCTCATCGCTCATTTCATCAAAATTTGTGCCGGTAAGTCTTCTGGACTCTCGTGCAGCATTGGAATCGTTACTACCAGTAATGGAGCGCATCCCGCGACCACTTGAGGAAAGTTTACTTCGACCGTTAGCGGCATTTTTTGCTGCAGCAAGACTCTCGTGATTATTATTTCCGACCTGTCTCAAATAGCCAAGTTCAGTGCCAGGATAGTTTTCAATCGTGTAAGCGTTAAATGTTCCGTCATCATTTCTGGTCACATAAATTGAATTGTCACGGAACGCTTTTTTGCCAGGAACGTCAGCGTTCTCTGGGTCTCCATAGGAGAACGTTTCAGGGGGTAAATTTTCTGGGACGGAACGTGAACGCATTCCGCGATCCTCCACATCGACACCCTGAGCAATGTTTCTTAAATCATCAGTTAAGGAATTAAAAATATCATCGACTTCATTATCTTCAATACTATTTATACGCGAACCAGCATTCGGAACATCAACATTCGGTTTTTTGTTTTGACCAATTTGTGCAGAACGAATACGAGCCTGAGCATCAGGAGACTTCTTAATAGCCTTCAAAGTTTTCTTCATATTCGGTGCCATATCGGCAAGCATTCTTGCCGACAACATTTGCTCAACAGTCTGAAGACCACGCGAATTTGGATGTTCCCTAAAAGTTTCAGGAGACAAAAGGTCTATACCATCAGAGTTAGTAAAAACAATACGACCATCAAAATTGTTTTTCTTTCTAAAATCTGTTTCAAACTTCTTAGCGGCACGATGTTGTTTTAGCCAGCGGGCAGATTGAAGTTCGACTTCGCCGTCATCAACCATACGTAAATATTCGTCAATCTCCCCGTCACCAAAACCATTAACTTTCAATAGTTCTCGCCCGCTGTCGCCTATCGAGGAATTCATATCTAACTTTTCATTATTTATGTCAAGTTTATTTACTGGGTAACGTATTTCAGCAACGTCATCCAAACTCACTCCACCGGCAACAAGTGCTTCATATTTATTTCCTGGCCTGAGTGCACGTTCTGATCTACTTGCTGAAATGTCATCAGAAAGTGAACCACTGAAGTTATTGTCAATAACATTTTGTAGAGCATTAGTAATATTGCGCATTCTGTCAGCGTCGGAATTACCTGAAGTGATTGACTCGTTTAAGTGAGCCGATCCGACATCCCCGGGATTGTCAAACAAAACTGGAGTCGGGTAGTTGTGTGAACGAATTGCTTCACCACGCGAATATGCTGAACGAGAAGCAACTTCTGGTTTTAACACTAGATCAATGTCATTTCCACCAATGCGTACATCACCCATCGGTTGAATGTCGCCACTTTCATGAAAGAAATCTGGGTTTCTATTGATGCCGTCGCTTGGTATTGAATCAAGGTGATCAGAAATAACATTTTTAGCATTACGATGAACCATATATCCAGAAATTGATCGCATGTTATTAGAAACTTCCGGATCGTAACCCAAAAACAGTTCATGGTCTGATTTAAGTTTAGAAATAGGACTATTCGGTTTAATTTCTTGAATCGCCTTCAGGCGGCCCTCAGACATCATTCCATTCAACGTGTTATCATTCATCGGAATGCGTACCCGATCATCAAAACCCTTATGGAAATCCACATAGGCATCATCAATGAGTTGACGAATTTCTTCTGGAGATCGATTATTCAACAAATTTTTGACACGAGGATCAATATTGTTAATAAAATCGAATTCGCTCTCACTAGAAGGAGCGACATCACCATTCAAAATATTTCTCATACGCCCAATTGAGGCAGTAACACGATTGTTGCGTCTATCTACATGAACTTCACGTGGGACCACGTCGCCCCACTGGGTAGACAACGCCGTCCCATCAGGGTTTCTGTGACGAGCAGAAAAATTATTATCAACATTAAATGGGGCACTATTTTTCCTACGCATAATGCTAGAAATAGAATCATTTCGTTGCTTTTGATCTCTTCGAGTCAAAGCATCATTGCTGCTGCCACGCGAACGTGAACGCATACCCCGACCACGCTCACTATTCGCATACTTATCAATCTGTCTACCAATTTCTGCTTTAACAATCGATGCTTCGCCCCTAATAAAATCGTCAGCACCTTCAGCAGAAGAAACATCATCAATGTTTCCATCCATACGTTTCAATGTCTCTAATGGATTTTCCTGAGAAGCAATTATTGCATTAATAACGCCGTTCTCATCAACATCAATTAAAGAAACTCTGCCGGGAGGCAAGAGTACACCATCGCTATCGCCATTGTAAGAGTTACCAACAATAACTCCACGACTTCCGGCAGGAAACATCACGCGAACCGCTCTCTTATTTCCCGAAGACTTTGGCTGAAGACGGCCTGGCAAAACTCCACGCATTGGCATTTCGAAATTAACAAAATCTCCTCCGCCAATTTCATAATTTTCTGGCAAATCAATAACCATCAATACCGACATATCTTCATCAAATTCATGTGAGTCAATGTGGAACAACATTGGGGCTACCGCATCTCTAATTTCCTCATCAAGCAAAGGTGACTCAGCGTCTGGCGTGGGCGCTGCAATGGTATTTGCTTCTTCTTTTGCTTTACTACGAGCATTCATTGAGTTTCTGAGTGTTGTATCAATATTGCGTGGCGACAAAGATGACGTCGATGTGCGTTTATCGGGAGGAATAGACCCATCTAATAAAGCAACGGTTTCTGGTTCTGTTGTATTTAATATTTCTTGTCTTCTCTGACGTCCCCACTCCTTAGGGTTGGAAGCAGGAGTAACTGGTGCAGTGTCTTCCGAAGAGGGAATTTGCCTTAGGCGAACTTGAGTCTTGCCACCCTCCTTTCGTATCTCATACTCCCGTTCACTTGGATATATTCCATCCTTGTATTTTCTGTAACCCCTACTGTCATCTGAATACTTGTCGTCTTCGTTCGGATTTCTATAATTAACCCATTCGCCCCTCTTGAGAGCAGCATAGTAGTCGGCTGATCGTATGGGACCATTTAGTTTTTGTTCCAAATCAATTTTGGCTTTGACTTCTTCCGGCGTACGGTCATAGCGTTCTGCGAGTTCATCAATTGTGTAGTCTGTATTAGTGTAATCGTCAATTAAAGCATCCGTTAACTTTACTTCTGAATAATCGTTTGCAAACGGGTCCACTTGTCCATCCCATGCCGGAATGTCACGTTTTTTCTTAGGTTCTGGAAGTGTCTCATCAGGAATGGAGGTTCCTTCTTCGTTTGTTTTATTGCCGCTATCGGATGAAGGTTTGCCATATTTTTCTTGATATTTTTTTAAACCTTCTTTATATTTTTTTGTTCCAACAAAATCACCCATATGATTTTCGTCGGTCTGATCAAAACCAGCATCTTCCATATCTTGCAAAAATTCATCAGAATATGCATAATCTTCTATGGCTTGATTTAATTTTGCTTGACGCGTTTTCCCATCATCATTTGGATCGGGTGACCAGTCAGCATAAATACCATTTGCAGGATCAAATTTAGGAATACCATTTTCTCTTTCGGGGGACTTCCAATCCGAAGGAACGTCATCTGCCCCTGTATCGCCGATCATGTTATTAACATCATCCAAAGTAAACTTAGGATTTTCAGGATCACCAGCATTTAACTCATTCAATATTTGTTCAGGAGTATAATTTTCCTTTTTCATTTTCTTGACAAGTTTAGTAACTTCGGGGGGGTATTCGGGTTTTCTTCGTAAATCTCTTTTATCTGAAAAAATACTTTTCGGAACAAGTCTAGAAATATTCTCCGTAGGGGCATCATAAATAGGACGCGAAGCCAATTCAATACCGGGAGGCCTTCTCACCTCATCCATACCACCAATAGCCTTGTCGATATCTGGCCCAGAAATAACGCCCATCTGCCTCAACGCATACAACTCAGCGCGAGCCTCCTGAATCATCAAACCAACCTGGGCATTTTTTAACATCGGGGAGCCTTCACCCCCACTAAGGTGCATTCGCTGCCATTTTCCTAATTCATCTTGATAATACTGTCCAGCAAGAAGGTGAAGCATTGAATCCTCTAACCAGTCAACGGTAACTGGCGGATAATTCATCCCTTCAAAAGTTCCTCTCATGACAGTATTCAATGCATCGTACCAATCATTATTGGACCATGTTCGCCAATCACCAGTAAGAACATTGAGTGCGCCGTTATTAGTAACAACAAGTTGACCATGCTTGTTCACATAATCGATAATCGCATTTTGTGCTTCGGCATATTGTAAAACATGCCCAAACTCATGAAACATAACGTGCATTGCCTTGGCTTTTGCGGGAGACATACCAGCCACTGCGGATGCACGAGCAGATGACTGTTCGTTCGCATAACCAACACCATGAATAAAATGATCAACTTCATTAGAATGGGCGATAATGTCGCGTATTTGTTTTAATTTTTCAATATCGCTCAAAGGTGTGCCTTGGGCATCCACGGGCTTGAGATCAATTTCAAACCTACCTTCTCCTTCCAGTTTTCTCAAATCAATCAAAGGCTTAAATGCAAGCGCCCAGGTATTGAAATTTATTTGAGTGCCAAGTCTACCAGGGCTTAGTTCATCAGTAATAGGATTAGTGATGCCCTCATAACTCATCCATTCATTTAGGCCAACTCTTCCATTCCAAGCATCAAAACCAATTTCGCGCAAAGTTTGAAACATTTGAGGATTATCATTAAAAGACACCAAAGCACCATGGATGATGCCTTCTTGAACTTCCCTAAATCGATCAATCATCATGTCAACGATTTTTTGCGCTTCATCGTACTGATCGGGATAAATGGGCTTCTTTGTTGACGGGTCAATCAATAACGCTTTTTTAACTTCCTCTGGAACCAACTTGTAAGCCGTCTCACGTAATGTCTCCCAGTAATCTTTCATATTTTCATCAACACTCTTAGAGTCATCCCATTTGAAACCAATGGCATCATGCAAAAATCTTCTAAACTCAGGACCATCATGATTTTTGAACAATTCATCCATGGCAGTAAAGAGATGAACATTGTTTTTTAACTGCTCTGGCGTAAACTGAGATAAATCAATCCCCAAAGTCTCATAAGCATCCTGAATAGATTGTTCATTACGGGCAAGCCATTCAGCATTCTGTTCAAGGCTCGTATAGTTCTCTTTAGCCTTACCAAGTCTTTCTTTAGCAGTCCGAGCAGAGCGAATCGCTGCTACATCTTCGTTCCACTCTTTCCAAAAACCACGGATACGACGAATCTCTTTTTGAACAGCACCAACACCAATATTGAAACAATTAGACATATCGACATCGGTGAATTGGTTGGCGTTAGGAGTGCCGGGAGGACAACGCATTTGTCCGTTGGCATCAATAACAATACCCTTAGCAATAGCCTTACGTAATTTGATTGCTTGTCCAGGCATCATGTCATTTATGGTGGGACCCAACTGCTTTACCGCAATTTCGTTAGTTTCACCAGTCTCGTTCCCATCTTTATCAACAAGAAATTGACGAACAATAACCTGGGGACGCTTACTAACAAAATCAGCAGCCTCCTCGGATAACTGGAGACGATCCTCATCAGACAATTCGGGCTCAGGATCAACCCAGCCCCAGTTATGATCATCACCAGGGGTCGTCGCTTCTTTATAGGTAGTGTGAAGTTTTAGTACTTGCCCAGGTTGACGGCGAGCCAGGGGATCGAAACGAAACTCAGCCATAGCCGGCTGATCGTCATCACCAGTCATCTCCCTGTCCCCACCAGAACCGGTAGCAACCATGCCCTCGGCCAAAACTTTGACCGCAATATCTGCATCCAAGTATGGTTGAGTTAATGAGAACTTCTGTCGTTCACGGAAGTACATAGCCTTTCCGTCATAATTGCGGACAGGCACGTTCAAACGTGGCGAAAGTTTATTCCGTTGAGGGATACCTCTACCCGTCATACCGGGCTCCAATCCCTGTTGTAGTTACTTAGTTGTTGAAGGATTCTCTACCTCAGCGGTGAGCATCTCAAACTCAACGAGAGATTGAATGAACTCTTCTGCTGGGCTGGACTTTTCTGCTGCTTTCCAATTGTCGGGAAGCATTGCTTCAAGACCCAAGGCTGCGGCACGTGACTTAATGTGTGCTTTTGCTGCTTCGATGTCTTTTGCTCGTCCATGAGCCATAATTGCGTTGCGAAGATCGTTCTCGCTTGCGATTGGGAACGATCCATCAGACATTGCGGTGCCTTCTTTAGCCATTTCTTCGCGCTTATCTTCCGAGAATGCACGCTTAAGGGCAATTTCTGCTGCTTCCGCTTCGATTTCTGCTGTTTCGTCAGAGTTGTATGAGTCGTAGCCGAGTGTTTCGCCATCAAGCGCAACAAAAACGTCGTATGACTTGCCGTCAACGCCATCGATTTCAACTTGGTATGAGTCGAAACCTTCAAACACTGCTGGTTCTACGGCGACAACACTGCCAGGGATCGATTTGACAGCAATGTCTGCTGCTTCGTTGAAGTCGATGAGTTCGATGTCATCCATGATTGACTTCTGTGAAAGAACCGAATCGTCCAGACGGTGGAAGCCAAGAACTTCTGCCGATGTTCCATCAACGAATACTTCGTTAATGCTTCCGGACTTTGTTTCTACGTCAACAACATACATGTCTGCATCTTGTGAGTAGCCAGAGTCGATAACATCGCCCTTGAACATGACTTCGACGAGTCCTTCGACGTGGAGGAGGCCTGGCATTCCTTTTTCTGCCATACATCCACCTGGGCAGTCGTCACATACTGATGCTGCGCCTGGATATACCTTGCGGTCGATAGCACACATGTAGCCATTCATGCCTACATCTGCTGACTTTGTTCCAAGTTTACGTAGGCGTGCCATACGCATTGCTTCTAGATCGGGTGCCATGTCCATATCGTCGGCTTCTCCTTCTTCATCGTCTAAATACATTTCTTCGTTGTCTTCATCTTCAGGCATCATTTCATCTGCCATGCGGCGCATCATGCTGCGACGCTTTTGTTGTGGTTGAAAATAACCGTCGTTTCGCCCTGGCATTGCGTACATTTTGCCTTCTTCGTCCATCATGTACTCGTTACCTTCGTCGTCCATATACATTTCTTCGTCCTCGTCGTACATTTCTTCGTTAGAAGCCTTACCGGGCATCGCATCAGAAATGCCGATTGCGTTGCGTCCTACCGTGAAGAGTGCGCCACTGCCACCATTTGATCTTCGTCCCCATGGACCCCACATTGCTTCACTGCGGCGATTGCTTGAATAGCCCGGGCTCGGGGGTCGGGGACTTCGTCCCAACTCTTTGCCTTCGTCTTCCATGCCCATGTTCTCTTCGTCGTCCATATACATTTCTTCGTCCTCGTCATCTTCGGGCATCATTTCTTCACCCTTGACTGGGCGGTAGAGACCATCTTGCATTGATGCGGTGTAGGCGCGACGGGTTGCTTTTGGTGTTTGCCACATTCCAGCACCCTTGGTTTTGAGCATGGGCTTGCCATTCTCCATTGGTGCTTCTTCTTCTGATTCTTCTAATAAATCTTCTTCATCAGTGGTTTCTTCTTCGTCTTCTTCGTCGACGGGAACCATTTTGATTTCGACAGCCATTGCGCCACATTTTCCACAGACTTTTTTGTCTGCTTCGTATCCGCATTCTGAACCGGGCAAGGATTTTGCACATTTGACTACGGTACCGTCGCCATCAATTTTGACGACTGATTTTTCGTTTAAATCCATTGTGTGAGACTCCTTATAGTGGATGCTCTTATCGAGGCATCCGTTATGGCTGGGGCAACCACTACAAGGAATATTAGCCTGTTGGCCGTCTACCGTGCAGAAGTATTTAGATATTTTTTTCATTTTAATCTATTTTAAGTGTACAACAAAGTAGCATATGTGTATGTAAATTAATGTTATTCATTGAGCGGAATCTTTACAGTTCTGCCGGACTCGTTTGTTTTTTCTACAAATCGAGAATTAACCGGTTTTGCTGTTTTTCTGATAAATGTTGTCATGCCCGCTTCGGCCAGTTTGTCAAGCATTTGGGCGAACATATTGGTTCTGGAACCATCCGTTTGAGTTTGACGATCAACAACATGCATCAAAGCATCCATCACATCATCAAGTTCATTCTGAGTAAGATACAAAGCACCAGCGTTAGTCCTCTTTCCACCAACATCGCCAGACTTCTGCCTATCCATAATCTTCGTCAAATTCCTGAGTGCATTAGCAGTCTTGGAATCTCCAGACTTTTGTGCTTCAGAAATTTCCCTACTCAACGACTGTTCTACCTTATTGAACTCAGTTGCTTCCCAGCGAATTTCAGCGCGACCATCTTGTTCAGTTCCAGAACGTGAACGCATGCCCGCTCTGGGTTGACGTTCGGCATTCTTACGAGCACCTATATAACCATTGACTAGGCTAGAACGAGAACGTAAACCTTCTCCAGTCATAAATCGTGGAATTGAATCATCTTCCTCTCCAGCGAGAGTTATCCCTGTTTGTTCACGGGAAGTGCTTCCACGCTTGATGAACGGATCAGAATCTATATCGTCATACAATTCCTCAAGGGTGTTCTTGAGTTTAGTAGCGTTATTGACACTCTTGCGTTCCGCTGGGCTCATTTCCTCGCCCTCAAAACCAATAGTGTAATCATCAAGTGCCTCAATGATCGAACTCAATTTAGAAAGAGTCAAGTCAGCGTCATCGCCGCCATCCTCAGCCTGAACCAAATCCATCACTTCATTCCAGACGTTGCCATGCTCATCTTCAGCATCACCATCAATAATTGCACCACTAATACTGTCCTGCGCCTTAGCAACGACTTTTTCAATAGCCGACATTTGCTTCTGGCGAGTCCTCTTCGCCAATGCCGCCCGCTTCTCAGGAGTCGTCTCAACATCATTCGCCCGACGAGGTGACTCTTGCTCCATAACTTCCGGACGACGCGTTACCGGACCGGCCTCCGCCGAACGCTTCATTCTTTCAGCAAGGGCCTCACGACGAGCAGTAATTCTGTCCTGCTCATCTTCAGCATCACGCAAACGTCTAAACGCAGCGTTATATTCACCAACCTGGATACCGTTAGGATTAGTCGACTCATCGTATTTACCTGCAGAAATTAATGCATCAAACTTCTCATCCAATGACAAAGTTTCATAGTTTTCAGGAAGAACATCTTTAGCCGAGCGAGGACCCTTGCCCTTTCCTGTACGAGAACTAGACACGGCGCTGCCAGTTTCTGAACGCATACCAGAACCAACTCGTGATCTAACTCCACCACTACGGTTCTCTTCAGAGAAGCGGTCAAACATGTTGCGCAAAGTACTCCACTGACGCGCCGTCATGGTGCCGTTATTCTTCTTATGAGCCTCAATGAGACCCTTAACTATGCGGAAGTTAGGCTGACGACGACCCCAGTCAACAAGTTGACCCTGCATTCTTGGAGTGATATCTGCTGGAGCACCGTTATTGATGCGCTTGCCATCGAATTCCTCGCCAGGCATATCAACATTGGGGCTGATGTACTTTCCTTCTTTGCTGACTGAGGCCATTTCTAGTGGATCGGCACCAAACATCTTGATCCATGATGGATCAACTTTCTCCAATTCATCGTACGCCGTCATAACGTTGTCGTATTCCGAGGAAAGAACTATCAAAGAACGACCAGGATTAGATTTTTTCTGATTCTGTAACTCTTCAAGAAGATTATCGTACTTCTTCATACCGTAAGTAATTAGGCCATTTCCGCCATGCTTCGCGGTAATCCCACGAATTTCATCACGAATTAAACCAATTTCATCTACGGAAAGATTGACTTCCATGCGTTGATGTCTTGCTCCGGCGCGTGAACGGAAACCGCCCTGACCTCTAACGGAATTAAGTTTCTTATTGATTTTCTCTGCTGCATCTGACAAGAAATTAGATGCGGCATACTCATCATTTTCCCACATCTCATTTGCAAGGTTGCTTATGTTTGTAACCTGAGACTGAACCTGTGCAAAGTCGCTATCTTCATCAACCCCATCACGAAGTAACCGAATAGCGTTACCGTATACGGACCTGTTGTCTTCGCTTAGTGGGACACGACGCAAATCACGTTCCAAGAAATCAGCAGTCGTTGACTCAACACCATTAACATCACCATTCGGCTTAACGGAATATGTCGCATTGCGCTTCACATCATTGAGTGCTTTACCAAGACTCTCTGCTTCTTCAATGCTGTCTGCGTCATCAGCAGAAATACCACCAAATACGTAAGCGCCGCCGCCCTTATATTGGACGACCAACTCTTCTTTAGCGGCATCGTAACGAACGAAGTCAACAGCACTACTTTCGGCCATTCTGCGTGAAGGATAGATTTCGCGTGATTCGCCCAACCCTGTTCCGGCTTTGCTTCGCATGCCGTCAGCAATTTCTTGCACATCACTGAGGCCTTCTTCGATATCCGCACGCTCACCGTAACGGCCACCACGCGAAGCACTCAAACGAGCCACTTGCTGTCCATCAAATCGGTCATTGATTTTACGCGTATTCTTTTTTCTTACAAATCCGCGCTTATTTGAGTCCTGAGTTAATTCCCTGCCACCAGAACGGATTTGACCAATTTTAGATAATGTTATTTCTCGCGCGCCCGATATCCGCGAAGAAGCAAGCGAATCATAAATTTCCTGATCAGACAAACCTTGATCGATCAATTCATAAACGTCATCGTATGCTCTTGGGTCTTGTTCGCGCATAGTGCGGGAACGCATGCCGGCTTTCTGCATTCGCTCTTCATGCTGAGCCAAATAGTTTTTCGCGGCTTCTCGTCTTTGACGCGAGGCAGGCTTACGTCGATCCGAACCAGGCTGGTTTGCTATAGCGCCAAAGCGTCGTTGAATATTCTCATCTGCAGCCTTACGAACGTCAAGATCGTCATCTTCAAGCAATCTATTAACTGTTTCTAAGAATGCTCCATCATTGTTTGCAACATTTATTCTAGTTTCAACATCATCGCTACCCGAAAGTTCATTAAGGCGATTAGGCGATATTGGGTTGGATACGGAATTGTCGGCAGCATCTCTTCGGTCTGCTTCTACATTTGCTGACGTTCCACCAGAACGTGAACGCAATCCTTCTAGGGGACGTCTGCCAGGCTTTCCTGCAGCACGAACACGGTCAAGACTACGGAATTCCGGATCACCATACAGAATGTCCTCATTACCCTGGTCTTCGACATTTTGCAAGAAGTCCATGGCGTCTTCAACAGAATCGAACTCTTCATCGTCTCCGCCATAGAAATACTCAATCCCACCGAATCCATCGTCAGTTCTATAAACGCCGACCACGCCATATCCAGGCCTGTCGTCACCATAAATATCCGCTAATGGAATAACATCGGCATCAACATTGTCGCCCTTGAGTTGATCAATCCACATGGAGCCTTCAAAATGTTCAGATTCTGCGACTCCTTCGCGGACCCCACGCGAACCACTTTCGTCATCGTAAGAACGACGTGAACGCATGCCACCTTCTGTAGGTGTATTTTCTTTGTGATAATCCTGCAAGAACTTCTTTGCGTCGTCTGAATACCAACCAAATTCTTCACTTCGTGCAACTTGTTTATTGTTGGCGTCATATACTGTAGCGACTGAACCGCCAGGGTTATTCCCGCCGCCTTCCCAACGGGAGATTTGATAATAGCCACCATCTGGCAACGTCCATGTTTCTACATCCCCGCCCGCACCATCTCCCCAGTTTTCGTCGGGTTCATCCCAGTTAATTGATCCAGTATTTGCCCGTGAACGCATGCCAGCACTAGTAGAGGTACCACGTATTTTGCGGGTAGCCTTATCTAGTGCAGCCCACTGCTTGTCACTTAAACGGCCACGAGAATTATATTGAGAAACAACACTTTTCGCAAAATCACCACTTAAACCACGAGCAGCCTCAATGATTGCCTTCTTATCTTCATTGGAAAGTGAAGGCGCAATATCTTCAGCCTTATCTACTCCTTCTTTTGCAGATGGACCGGCTGATGGTTTTTTGTTTTTAGAAACTATGCCACGTAGTGCATTCCATTGTTTGTCCGTAAGTCGGCCACGTTGTTTATATTGTTGAACAATGGACGCAGCAAGGTCATTTCCAGTAATAGACGAAGCATCGCTTATTAATTGATCTCCATCATCTGGTTTTGGTGCTGTTTGCTTGGGGGTACTCGTGGGGTATCTTCGGCGACGAGATGGGTAGTAGTCTCTACCGCTACCCGAGCCACCCTCTGGTCGGAAACCATCTCGCATGGCATCGACTCCGACGTCACTATTTTGTTCTTCATCATCGGAAATCCAAATCCTGTGTGCGCCGTCGGTCCAGTATTGCCCGCCACCTCTGGATCGCATTCCTTGCTGACGTCCACCACGAGAACCAGACGGTCTGCTTACGTTCGGGAATGTGTCATTCGTACCAAATGTGCGTGTTTCAGTAGTACCATCAGACATGTTCTCTAACACCATCGTGACGTAGCCATCTTCTTGACCATCACTACGAATATCGGCAATACGAACCATTGGCCCACCAACAGCACTAGTTTCATCATCCCAATTTTCGGGGAGAACATCACCAGGTGCTAAATCTGTAATGTTTGCTCGCGCCTGAACACCACGTTCTCTGTCACCTAATTTGGGTCCTTTTCGGTTTGGGCGATTCTTGTATGAGGGCATAGTTTCCCAAATACGATCATCCATTAAGAATCCGTTATCAGACAAGATATCTGATGCTTTTTTATCTTTAGATATTGTGTTCAATAAAGCATCTAGTTTGTCGTCCATGCCTGCTCTATCGTTATCTCGCAAGGAGATATCTGAACCGATAGAGCCTTCGCGACCTCCGCGATAGAAATCAATTTTGATTCCGTTATCCAAGAGGTGGCGACGCAAATATTTTTCGTTAGAAGACAAATCATTGTTGTCTTTAGAGAAAATTTCGCTCAAATAGTTGATTGCTGCGCCAGCAGAATTGCCAAAGTCTTCGCGTGAACGGAAACCCCACTCATTCTTGGACGGGCCATCTTTTTTCTTGCCAGGAATTTTCTTTGAACGAAGTTTTTGTTCTTGCATAATACGAACTTGATCTGGAGTCAACTTCGTGACCATTTTGCGTTTTTCGGAATTATTCTTTTTTCCGGAACGCGAACGCATTCCTCTGTTGTTTAAGTTAGCAAGGCCTTCTGCAACTTTTTCTGCAGCAAAATCAGATGACAAATCATCAATTTTTTCAGATGTCAATAATTGGTTATCTACATCTACGAAGATGTCATCATCATCTTCAAAAACATCGCGAAGATATGATATGAACGGGATGGCGCCTACGCTGTCCCAATGTTCATCATCAAAAAATGTAGGGTCGATAAGGTCCTCAAGGAGTCTGTCGTATTTTCCTTGACTAATTTCACCGTCGTCAAGCATTTTTCTATAAGCCATACGGGTTTTTCTAATACCAGTTCGACCAACCCATCTTTGAGTGTCTTCACTTGTCGCATATTTTGCCCAATCAGAAATTCCTCTAATTTCGTCATTGACGTCGTCTAATTCATTTTCAATTTCATCATAAATGTCATTTTCTTCATCATTAAAATCTCGCCCATTGGCATAATATTGATCCAATAATTCTTTTGATTTGGCATTAAGTTCATTTCGACGTTGCGTAAGTTCTGTCAATCTGTCGGCAATTTTTTCTTTGTTTTTAGATGAGTACAGAGCGCGAGCATTCTTGAAACTTTCGTTCGATCTGCCTCGTGAACGCATGCCAGAAGAAGATGCACCCATCAAAGCATTTATCTCTTCTTCAGTGAAACCAAGTTCCGACATCGTAGAACGACGCTTACTATTCTGTTCTGCTAAGAATTTTTCTGAATCAAATTTGACTTTTCCTTTTTCGTCACGTTCAATCATTTCACGACGTGGACGACCAGTGGCATCTAACTCTGGCGCTTTTCTAGTTGCTGATTGAGCGCCTTGCTCTTTACGTAGGTCAGAAAACTCTTGGCGTAATGGTGCTTGACGGCGACGGAATTCTGCTAAATCAATTTTTTCATCATCGAGTTCTTTTTCAAGATCGCGTTGCTTCTTGATATTGGTGTCGATTTCTGCATCAATATTGCGTCCTGTGCGAGAACGTAGGCCCATTGCGCGCTGCTTGTCACTATCTTGAACAATGTTGTCATACACTTCATTGGCGCGTCTCAAGATGCTTTCTTTGCCTTGAGGAATTCTGCCAGAAGAAACAAAATCTTGGAATTCTTCAATGGTCAACCCATCGCTGAGTATGTCCATCGATTCCTGGAATGCACGATTGGAAATAGATTCCATTTCTCCTTCAAATACACGATCAGCATCGTCTGGTGCTCCGGATATTTTATTTCGGGCATACCCCGCATAGCGACCACTCAATACATCTGCAACATCATCTTTAGTGAACCCTTGACGCTTTAGTTCAGAACGAACAATTTTCATCAATTCGGGATTAATCTTTTGGTCACCATCAAAAATGTCTTGCAGTTCTTTATCGCTCAAACCAAATTTCTGGCCGCTACGCTGCGACATTTGGGCAAGAATATCGAATGCTCGTTGTTCTATGGTTGTCGTAGATTTAACGCTGTTATCGCGTTCATTTCTTAAACCATCAGTAATTTTTGAACGGAAACCACGAAGTAGTTCCGGTACGTCGCGAGGACCGCCATAAGGTCCAAAGCGAAGAGGCTTTGGTTTAAAGTTATCCCAGTCAAGATTTTCTACTGACCAGCCAGTTTGCTGAACAGCACGCTCTTCTACTGGCTTGACATTGCCTTTTTCTAGATCGTGGGCGTAGGCTTTTCTTTGCGCTTTTCTGTATTGGCGCAATTTCTTTTTGTATTCCTGATCCCACTCTTCGAAAGTGGGGTACCAATCCCAAGTATCGTAAGGTTTATTGCTGTCGACATCACGTTTTGCTTGATTGCGGAAAGAATCAAGCATTTCTTGTTTGCGTTGTGCTTTAGATTTTGGCTTAAAAGTCTCTAGAAGTCTTCTTTCAGCAGGTGTCAGAGTTTCTAGGGCACCATCTGATGGCTTGTAGTCGTCAGGGACTGTTGCTTTCCATGTTTTGCTTTCGCTACGACGACGATCTTCTAGTTGGGAGTCAATGACATCTTGCGGCTTTGTTTCTTCCTCCACTCCCCATGACATTTCGCCATTGAGCATTCTTTCCAATGGTGATGGCTCTTGTCCGCGCTTGCGTGCATAAACGCTCTTATCTCCGGCGGAATAATCACCGAAATATTCAGGCTCACGTCCCTCGCTTTGATATACGTCGTAACCACGTGAATCAAGTTCTTGAACCAAAGAACTCAATGATGGGCGATCTCTCAAAAGGAGGGAAGAAGATTGTGGATTCCTGTCCCATGGACGCCATGCCGTTTCGCCATACGATTGAAGAAGTTTAACAAGTTCCTCGTCACTCATATTTTGAAGTGCTTGAACTGGCCCTCTTCTTCCGTACGCTGGTTTTAATTTTTTGTCTGGCTTGCTATCTTCCCTGAATCTACGCGAACGCATCCCGCGATCTCTTCTGTTGCGATCAAAAATATTGTCTACAGCATCATCAAGGAGTTCGCGACCCTTTTCTCTAGCAAATTTCTTAGCCTCTCTCTTGAGGTCTTTGCCAATTTCGCGACCTTGCTTACGTACCGCGTCGCCAAGACGTGAACGGAAACCACGGTCATCGTAATCTTCATCAAAACTATTTAAATCACTTTCGGCAAAACGACGAATATCATCATCGAAGGCGTCGGAATTATCGTATTCTTTAAACAATTTATGCATTGCTGCAATAGGGTCGTCTGATGCATTGACGTCATCCAAAAGGGAATCCCATTCATCATCAGTCATGTCCTTGTATTGGTCTACATTTTCTCTAGTCCAATCGCGAGCAGTCTCGTAATATCTATCCGAGTCACCCCTGTTCCACTCTTCACCGACTAGTTCTTCTAGTGGCTCCAAAGGATCGTCATCTGGCTCATACCACGAATCAGGAGGACCAACATAGCCACGTCGTGAACGCATGCCACGGTCATCGCGCTGTCGTTCGCCAACATCAGCCCAATGATCTTCAACGTCAGAATTCCACATTTCTTCGGCACGACTCATTACTTTTTCATTGTCAAGAATGTTTGACCAATCAACGTCCTTCGGGTCAAGTTCGTCATCTTCGATCATTGTTTCGACAGTACGTTCAAGTAAATTATTGAAATGACCAGAATCTTGATCTAGGTCCTCGAATTGCTCTTCATAACTTGGACCACGTTCTCTATAAGTTGAACCACGTCGTGAACGCATGCCACGTTCTTCGCGTTCCATATCGCGCTGCATGTCTGCTTGCTCGTCAAGCATATACTGAATGTACTCGGGGTCATTCTCTGCCTCACGCTGACGCTTCAGGCGATTCTCTTCACGAAGTTCTCGCATCGACTTCTGGGGCTTCTTGCGCGGTGCATCAAGACGATTGTCACGGAACTGACGGTCATCTTGTTCGTCAAGTTGATAATCGATTTCCGGATCACCCGAGCGTGAACGCATGCCACGAGAATCATCAGTTGGAATTTTTTCAAGATAGTCTTCGGGTTCTTGACCATCATTAAGAATATCAATAAGGTCATTTAGTTCAGAATCATCCATTGATTCCAAATCAAGACTAACGCGATATCCTGAATCGGAATCAGAATCTGACTCATAATCAAGATACTTGAACAGATTATTGTATTCAAGAGCACGGGTAAAATCGCTTGCTGCCTCAATGCCATCAGAAAAAAAGAAAGCAGGACCATCGTCGGAACGTTTCAATGACTCGGTAAATGAAATTGCGTCATCGATTTCCGAAATAGCCTTTCTTCGTTCTTTTGATTCACCACGTCGTGAGCGCATGCCGCTTCGACTGGAGAAATTCGTAATAGAATACTTTGCCTTGCTAGGTTTTGTCTGCCTCAAATCAAACGCAAGTGGGCGAGTTCTTTTTGCAAATTCCTCATCAGTTTCATCAAATCGTTTGCGTGGTTTGCCAGTTTGTAGATCAAATGGTAAGTCAGAACCAATGGGTCGCATTTCGCCACGCGAGCGCATGCCGTCAGAAGAAATATTCTGCAAGAGATTGGGGTCACCACCGATGTCATCAATAATCCCGCGAAGTTTCTTTTCATCAAAAGAAACATTGCCATTACCTGCACGACGCTGCTTCTCAATTGATTCGGCATCGCCTTCGACAATGCTTGAAAGTTTTCTGGCAAGGTTCTTAGGTACGATAAAGCGAGGAATAATTGGTCGTTCTAAGCCTGGTTTACCTTCAAAAACAATGCCGTCAGAGTCGGCGTCAGTAACGCCAGTGATGTCGACGAATGCCATGCCTGCAGGAGCAGCACGCAAACCGCCACCAATTTTAGGACCAATTTTGCCACTAAGGGCTTTTATTCTGGTCTTGGGGGCGGCTTTGGTGTTAGGCGCCCCATCACCTTTTTTTGAACCACCGCCACCATCAAGGTAGGAAGCAATATTTTTATGGGCTGATCTGAGTGCCTGTAGCGAATCTTCATTGAGCCCGCTAGTTACATGAACACCGTAGTCGTCAACGTGTGCTTCTAGGCGATGGTAATTGAGTACGGGGTCTAGTAGTGACTTGACTTTGTATGCATATTGTGGCTTACACCATACCGAATATTCTAAAGCAGTTTTTTTCTGCTGTCCATCGGCGAGATTGCGTAGATAGTCGATGGCGTCTTGAATTTTTTGCAATTCGCTTTCTTTGATTGTTTCATCTTCTCCGGCATTGGAGAGAATTTCAACGGCCTGATCAAGTTGCTCATCGAATGATTTCATCATTGCGATTGGCTGCTGCGCATCACTGTAGGACCGAGTTACGTATCCTGGCTTGACCGACATTGGCATTGAAGGCATTTGTGATGGAACTATCTGTTGTGAAGCCATCTTCTCTGGCTTGCCGAACATGTATCTGCCGCTTTGTGACTCGCGATGGTACCCAATGCGATAGGTCATGCGTGTTCCATCTGGCATTGTGCGATCAAATACAACACTATTTTCGGTTGCATTGACTACTCTGAGTGGGCTTGCTGAACGTGATGATAATTCCATTTCAAGTGCTGTGCGGGCCTCGTCGCCCAACTGTCCAGATTCGCCTTGAGCAAAAATGTCGGTACGTTCGTTCTCTGTCGAGAATGATCGTGGCTTTGCCGGAATAAGGTTGAAGCGAGGGATATCGATAGTGGTTGATCCTGGTCGGCTGGCGTTCATTCCACCGTGCATCCCGCCGTGCATTCCTTCAGGTCCACACTTTTCTCCACCATCATCGCTCTTGACGGAAAGTGTTGCGGTTAGTTGGTTTGCGCCGTGAAGAACAGGGCTGACTTCATATAGTTCAACTTCACGTAGAACGTTTGCTTGCATTGTGGGGTCAAATGTTGCTTGGAGTGTCTTGTAGCCAATTGACCATTCTTGTTCTTGTCCAAAGAACGCCACACTGGCGAAGGCTTCACGTCCCTTTTCGGTTGCAAGGTTGAACTGAACGCGAGAGTACAGTCCACCAACGCCAGCCATCTTCATCTTCATGGGGATGCGTGGGTCGTTCGCTGGTACTTCGTAGATTTCTAGAACCTTACCGATGGGATCGTTCCAGTTGTGTCCCCAAACTACGCGTGGCTTACGACGCTTGAGACTTTCCGTAAACGCACCGCTGACGATGACATCACCTACCGAGTCCTTGTTGCCGATGGCGGCTACGAAACATTCAACAATTCCTTGCGCTGAGTCAATATTGATTTGACCATCGAGTGCTTTGAAAAGTATGTCTGACGTGGAGAAATTGGACATTAGGGCTCCTTAACTATCTTGTACCATAATAGTTAAGTGGCTAATGGTTTAATGCAACTGTTAAGTATTTTTCGGCCAAATATAAATTAGTTTACGGAAAGTGTTTTAGTTTACGGAAACTATGGCCTACAGTAGTCCCAGGCACGGCGAGCCTCCGACGAAGCAATCTCTGGACGAACCTTCACCAACAAATCAGTATAAATGCTGACAATAGATGTTTTGAGGGCACTCAATCGTTCTTCTTCGTTCTTGATTCCAAACGAATTAAAGATAGCCATATCCAAAAGAGAGCGAGTATCATCGTTAATGGACTTAATTCTAGTCATCTGAGCATCAAGATGTGCATGAACATCTGACGCCGAAGGACCAGAATAATCCGCTGACTTTTCTGCATAAATAGACTTTGAGTCTTTCAAAATAGCCGAAAGCACAGGACGAATATCCTCATCCATCTGCTTAGTCCAAGTATCGCTATTCAATATACTTTCAGAGTCCAAAGAACCAGAACTCAAGAAATCCCTAGCCTTCTTGCCACCGACCTTCTCCAAAACAACACGCTGCTGACGTTCAAGCACCCGCTCAAGGCTTCGATCCAAAATTTCTTCCCAGCGCACAATCGCCGTATCTCGCTCCGTGCCCTCATCCTTATAAGCCAACGGCTGAGTGTCTGACATTTGACCCATCGCACCTTCAGGCCCTCCAGGGACCCCACCACCAGGCATCCCCATTCCAGGAAAACCAGCAGGTGCACCAGGGATTCCACCCTGTTCTGCCATAAGTGCTCCGGCCATAGTATCTGGAGCAGGAGCCCCATCAGCGCCAGGAGGCATTCCGGGGGCGCCAGGAGGCATTCCAGGGGGCATCCCAGGAACGCCAGGAGCACCGCCACCCATAGGCACGCCGCCCTGACCAGGAGGAGGGGTGGGTTTCGTTGTATTTGCGATTGGAGTCAAATTGGGGTTCATGAGAAGACTGTCCGCCAACTCTGATTCAACTTTCTTACGACCGGTTCCTTCACGATATTCGTTGACGCTAATAAGACCGCGACTCTGCTCATCTAACAGGTATCTTTCGCGCTCCTGCTTAGTGATAATCAAGTACGGAACGTCAGAAGTATCAAAGTCAACATAATGTTCGGCATCAAGGTCATCAAGTGCTCGTGCCAAAATCTCCAAGTGAGGAGACATAGTCTCATTCCAGAAAACGCTCACTTCCTCGGCAGCGTTACTAAACGTTCGACCAGACGCATTACCAATAACCGACTCAGGAACACCAAACGAAGCAAGAATTTCCTCTTTAGTGATCTGACGCATCTGAATATAGGCAGCATCACGCGGATTTGACGAAGTATCAACATAATCAACGCCATCATCAGCCGAAATAACAGAAGTTGAGCCAACACGACCCAAGTTTCCTCTAAAACGGTTCCTTAACTCATCTTTATCATCGTCATCAATTTCACCACGCAAAACCAATAAACCACCTGGACGACCATCATTAAGGAGGTAGTTGCGGTTATATAGTTTGGCTAAGTTTTCAATTTCGATGGCAATGCCAGCAGATTCCATAGGTGTCAATGACAAATATGGGTCTAGCGGGTGAGGACGACGAACCCAAATAACATCATCAGGATTCATGATGATTTTATCCCCAGTTGGCATCAAGACTTCATATCCAGAAACAAACTTAATCGGATCAGGGATAGGTGCCGTTGATTGAGGGGGGAGGAGGTTCAGGCCAATAATTGAGCCATCACGACCACGAACTTTCTCAATAAAAGCGCCGCGAGTTCCAAGAAGAATTTGAGAAGAAAGGCGATACCTAAAAATATACGCATTTTCACCAATATTGGATTTTGTGTTCAAAATTGTCAATAATGATGATTTAGAAGCGGTTTCTCCACGAACGATGCGACCGATTGGAGAATTTTCTTTACGAAGAATGACAGGGAGGCGAGCCTGGTTACCCGCAATGGCGTCGATACAGCGTGCCACCCATGTGACTTTCTGCATTCCTTCGCGATAAGCACGCTCAATATCCCAGGGGTCACGATAGGCACGCCCAACAAAACTTGGGTTTGCCGAAACTGGAGCGCCAGGACCAATGAGTGACTTCCCACTCTGGCCATTTAATGATTTATTAGAAATATTCCAAGCCATGTTTTACTCAAGCCCTAACAGGATGCCAAAAATTCCACAACACACTCCAGCAACTACCAGCCCGAGGGCAGGAGAATACATAAACGTACCGACACTTGTCAACAGTATGAATAATACCATCATTATATTTGCTGCTACTGTACGTGTTCTGATGCGCAATAAAAACAATCTCAAACGAGTTAATGTAATCTTGATACGAGAAGGTTCTGTCTTGTTTCGCTTTTTACGAGTTTTCACAAAGAACAATCTAATACATAAAACACTGACTGGAGTGGACAATGCCCGATTGGAATAAAGTTCTTGAATATCTGGAACCAAAAATGCCACCGTTTTGCCCAGAAACACCATCGCTGACACAAAAGGTATTCCTAAGAACCTACTCATTGGAAGCCCTATTTGGCGGAGCAGCAGGCGGAGGTAAACTCATATACACTAACAATGTGTTACCTACTCCTAATGGATTTGTAAAAATGGGGGATATCAAACCGGGTGATTTTATTTTTGGTCGTGATGGAAACCCGCATGTTGTTCTTGCTGAATCAGATGTTGAAATTGTGGATGGATACAAATTAACTTTTGATGACGGTTCAACAGTAGACGCACACGATGAACATCTTTGGCTCACATATGATGCTCGTGAACTTGAGGCCCTAACCAAGCGAACACCAGAATTCCGTGAGAAGCGAAGAAACAAAAGAGAATCTCGTTCGCTCGTTGGGGGTGGAGTAAAAACTGATCACACAACCGGACATCGAGAGTTCCTATCGGAGTCTCGTAAGGAGTGGAACAAGTTAAATCCTCCAGAGGTCATGGATACTCCAACCGGAACGGTTCGTACCACCGCCCAAATCGTCGCTACGCTCACCGTTCGTGGTGGTCGGGCAAACCATGCCATTCCTGTCTGTGGGCCACTCCAGTTGCCAGAGAAAGACCTGTTGATAGACCCGTATATTCTAGGCGTATGGCTAGGAGATGGAAGTAAGAACAACCCAATTATCACCTCTATGGATGACTCGATTGTCGAGACAATAGAGACGGCGGGGTACACGCTTACAAGCATGCAGACCAAGATTGATAATAAGGCCTCTAGTTTCTACTTCGGTGGTCGTCTTATGGGTGAACTACGTTCACTCAACCTATTAAAGAACAAGCATATTCCGCACGATTATCTTTGGGCTTCAAAAGAACAGCGTTTGGCGCTTCTTCAAGGATTGATGGACACCGACGGTAATTGTCTTACGAACGGAACTGTTGAGTTTCTCAATACAAACCAGAGCCTGACAGAAGGGGTGGCCCACCTTGCTCGCTCTCTTGGACACAAAGTAACGATTAGAGAAGGTCGTGCCAAACTGAATGGCAAAGACTATGGACCAACATGGAAAGTAAAGTTTCGTGCCAAGATTCAAGTGTTTCGTCTGACGAGGAAAGCCGAGCGTCTTGAGCCGTTATTGGGGACAGAGCGACGCGTAACAAACTTCCGCTATATCGTTTCTGCGGAACGTACTGGTCCTCTGCCGATGAAGTGTATTCGTGTTTCTTCGCCAGATAGTTTATATTTAGTATCAGAGGATTTTATTCCTACGCATAATTCGTCGGCGCTCCTCATGGCGGCGATGCAATATATCGATGTACCAGGTTATTCAGCAATTATTTTCCGTCGTACTTATGCCGACCTTGCTCTTCCTGGAGCCATCATGGACCGTTTCATTCATTGGATGTCAACAATTGATGACGTCAGATGGAACGCTAACAACTACACCGCCGTATTCCCTTCAGGAGCAAGAATTTCATTCGGATACCTCAATAACTCGCAGGACTTCCTTCGCTACAAGGGTGCAGAATTCCAATTTATTGGGATGGACGAAGTTACAGAAATCCGTGAATCAGATTATCGATACATGTTCTCTCGTCTACGTCGCCCTGGTTCTGGTCCCCTATCGCAAGTCCCATTAAGAATGCGATCCGCTTGCAACCCAGCACCCAACTGGGTTCGTCAACGATTTATTGTTGAAGGAATATCAGAAGGAAGAATTTTCGTTCCTTCAAAACTTTCCGACAACCCAGGAATTGATGCCGACTCATATCGTCAGGCACTCCAGGCTCTAGACCCGCTTGAACGTCGCAGACTAGAAGAAGGTGACTGGTGGGCGACAACGCTTGGTTCGATGTTCAGCAGAGAAGCAGTCGTTATCGTAGATCACTCTGATATTCCTTCAATCACAACATCTGCAAGAGCAGTCAGATTTTGGGACTTAGCAGCCACAGAACCAAGTTATACCAACCCAGACCCTGACTGGACCGTAGGCACGTTGATGCTTTTCGATGGTGGCGTAGCATATGTATTGGACGTAAAGAAAGCCAGAGTCAAAGGCGAAAAAGTAGAACAACTCATTGCTCAAACAGCATACGAAGACGGACACACTGTCGCCATCAGAATGGAGCAAGAACCAGGTTCATCCGGCAAAGCCCTAGTTGATCAGTATGCGAGAAATGTTTTACACGGATTTGATTTTGGTGGCATACGTTCAACTGGAGATAAAATAACACGAGCCAGACCATTTGCTGCTGCTGTCGCTAACGGAAACGTTCGATGCCTCAGAGGGCCTTGGCTTACAGACTGGCTTGATGAAATGTCTTCATTCCCTGAAGCATGCAACCACGACGACCAAGTTGACTCCGCCGTTAGTGCATTCACATATTTAGCAGGATTAGGCTTGCCTCAACGCAAAAGAGTTGGTATCATCGTCTGAAATCACTACGACGAAAGGACGCCAATGTCTCATCTAGAACGCCTAGAAGCATTCCGCAGAGAATTATCTGACATTTGTGCTGACATCAGCACAGAACTCACCAAAGATGGTGCTGTCATCGAGGAATCATGCACAAATTTAGTGCATATCTATAATCTTAAAAGAGATATTAATTATATCTACGATGAGATGGTCACTGTTATCGCAGATAAAATGCCACAGTCAATGATTTTCCTCCCAGATGGAACAGAGATTGAACGCAAACAAAGCGCCGACCGCAAAGCATGGGACCACAAAGGCTTGGCCGATGAAGTGGCCACAAGAATCTCTCAAATGGCAGTAGATATGGATACTGGGGAAATTACCTTGACACCACAAGAAATGATGATTAAGATGCTTGACTACGCAGCACCATCATATTGGAGAGTTGGCGAACTTGGGAAGATTGGGGTTAACCCATCCAAGTATTGCGAAACATCCGAAGGGCGTACAAGCATTGTTATTAAGAAAGGGAAAGTGTGATGCCTCAGTCACCAAGAAATAAACAATCATCAGATATTGCGGGCGCAATAGAAACAGAAACATTAGGAGAGGTCACTTATATGCATACTGAACAAACAAATGAAGAATTTTGGGCAGAAAGAGACAAGCGAGATCAGGTCGTCGCTGAACGAAATCGTTTAGAACAAGACAGAATGCATGCCGAATTAAGTGAACCATTTTCGGCAGAAGTTGAAAGAGAACTACGGAAAGGCGCAACAACGCTCATTTACATTCCTGTAAGTGAAGTTATCGCTCGCCTAAATCGTGTATTCGGTGTTCTTGGCTGGTCCTCTGAAATTATTAAATGTGAACGAGATGCTCTAGACCCAGACTGCATCGTTGCGCATGTTCGCCTTAAAGTTTCTAGTTCAGATTGGGGCGGGATGATTCAGAAAGATGGTTTTGGTGGACAGAAAATTAAACGCACTAAGACTGGCGAAATCGTAGACCTCGGCAATGAATTCAAGGGTGCTGTTTCTGATGCTTTAAAAAAGGCTGCTCAGCAGTTTGGTGTGGCGTTATATCTTTCTCGTTCAGACGAAGCATTGAATCAAGAGATTGAACGCGAACATGCAGCACATGCACCTAAAATTGATCCGAATATTTTGGCTTTGTGGAATAAGTTCCGTGAAGCAAGCAAAGATTTCTCTGCTGAACAGAAAACAAAATTGAACGAATTTTGGACTAAGTATTCTGGCGGTCGCCCAAAGCCTTCCCCCGAGACAGCAACAATGCAGGACATTATGGCTCTTATTGAGGAATCTACTCGTATTTCATTCCCTGGATCAGAGTTTGAGGGATGAGCGGGAATCAGCAAGGACCCCCTTATACTCCTCCGCCGTATCTATCTGCTTCATCAATGGGGACGTTCCATCAATGTCCTCTAAAATTTAAATATAACAAAATTGATGGCATCCCCGATAAGCCGTCAGATGCGACACTTCTAGGGAACTTCGTCCATGAAACATTAGAAGAGTTCTATGTCCTTCCTCCCGAGGAAAGAAATTTGAATTCAGCAAAAATGCTTGCTGCACAAGTGTGGTCTAATGCTAATTGGGAAGAAAGAATCCGTGGATATGTCCACCCTAATAACATTCGGCAATTTCGCTGGTCGGCATGGTGGTGTCTAGAGAACCTATTTAAGGTCGAGGACCCTTCGACTATCAACGTAAAAGGGATCGAATCTGAAGTAAATGGACCGATAGGTACGGCAACGGTAAAAGGTTTTATTGACCGTTTTGAAACAACGGAAACAGGAGTTTGTGTTTCTGACTACAAAACAGGGAAAACCCCAAAAAAATCATGGCTTGCTGACAAATATCTTCAACTTCAAATATATGCAACATTACTAAACGACAGCGGTGTTGCGAATGTCACAGAGATACAGTTGTTATATCTCAAAGACGGCGTTAACTTTACTCATCACCTAGTCGCAGAAGACTTTGAAAAAACAATAAAGTATGTTCAGGAATCACATGATGCGATACAAAATGCATGTGAAACTGGGAATTTTCCACATAACAAATCACGCCTATGCGACTGGTGTGCCTATAAATCAATATGTCCAGGATGGAAAAAATGACAACAATTACAGATGATGAAATAGTTTATATGGTTGCGGAAGAAGTAAAAAATAGACTTTCACCCGCTCAAAGAGGAATCCTTCTTAGTAAAGAAAACTGGGGACGTTGGCAAGAGTGCCTCCTTGCCCTTGTGAATAACCTAAATCAGCAATTGCGGAACATTGACGAGGATAGAAGCGCCGATGAAATGCGATTTCAGGAACTTGGATCACGCCGAATGCTTAGCGAAGCAACAAGCCAATACAAGCATCGTCAATTCAAAATAGAACGTTTTAAGTTTCATGTAGAAAAGCGTCTTGATGAAGTAACGACGATGATTGAGACCGGTAAGGCTTTCGATTCCAACGGGTGGAAAGAGGTCGAATTCTTGAAACGTGCGATTGCTAAGCATCGTGAGATGCTTCGTGAATATGACATGGAGC